GGAGAGTCAGTTCTCACAGACACCTCAGATACGTTCTGTATTTCAAAAGGTATCATTACACCATCGAATAGCACCAGCACGATTGGTCCTCTTACATTGACTAAAAACAATGCTATATTAAGCGGTTCTCTGAATGCACAAGATATTCATGCATTGGCAGGTACAATTTATATCTTGGATTCGACAACACAAAAAGTTAAGAAATCATTAGAAGTAGGAAACACATTTATTACAACAGATGGTATTGAGGCTTCTTCCGCTACCCTTAAAAAGGTTACTGCGAATGATGCTGTACTAAAGAATATTGAAACAGAAAAGATCACTTCAGACTCTGGAAACTTTGAACGATTGAATGTCAAGACTGTTGAAATAACAGATGGTATCAAAGCAGCAGATTACAGATTGCTTGATGGTACGTCTATTCTGAATGGTGTATTCCCTATAGGAATGATTATGCTCTTCAACGGAAAAGTACCTCCTAGAGGTTGGTTCGAATGTAACGGAAAAATGGGTACACCTAATCTTCCTTCGCCAACATCAGGAGTCATTTACATCGTTAGAAAGTGATCATACAATGGAAAAGTTTCAATACGGTCAACGGTTGGAATTTGAAGTCGTTGAAACATTAAATGATATTCAAACAGAAAAGTCTCATATTCAATTTGTAAAAACATCTCATCATGGAAATGTTTTACTCATGGATGAAGAGGTTCAACTTTCAACACAAGATGAATATAGGTATCATGAAAAACTTGTTCATCCTGTGATGGCGAACATCTGTGTCAAACCTACTTTTGATGTTCTTATTTTAGGAGGAGGTGATGGATGTGCTGCTCGTGAAGTGCTCAAATGGCAGAATGTAAATAAGATTGACATTGTTGACTACGATTCTGAATTTGTAGAAAAGTTTGGAAAGGGTATTCTTTCGACTGTGAACAAGAATGTATATTCAAATCCAAATGTAATATATCACTCTAAAGATGCTATTGAATTTTTGAATGAAACTGAAAATCTGTATGATGCAATCTTCATTGATTTTCCCGATCCTGACAGTGAAGCATTTATAGATCTGTATGTTGAAACTATTAAAAAGTGTAAAATAGTATTGCATCCTGATGGTGTTCTAGGGATGCATGTGGGTCCTGCTCTCTTTGATCAAACGCATATTCAGTGGGATCGTATTCGACTTTTCAGAAACACTCTTTTGAGTACATTTGAAAATAGAAATCCTACAGTAGAATACAGCTCATGTTATGTACCTTCATTCAGTAATGAATGGGCATTTTTGCATCTAATTTTAAATAGTAAAAATCTAAAAAATCATCCTACTGTAGCTTTCTATATTGAACAGGTAGAGATGAACTGCAAATATTGGAATAAATTTAAGCACGGTGTTTGCGAGTATGACGACGAGTCTTCCTTCTACGAGCACCAGTCATCGCAGCGGGGTTAGCACCAGGGAACTGCATGCTTGAGAGATCATAAGGCTTGAAAGGAGCAGCACCATCAGAAAGAACAGATCCAGTGTAGGGACCGCCAGCCTGAGTGTACAGCTGACCACCCTTCATCTTGCGACCAGCTTTGCGAGTCTTGCGCCTCTTTCCACCAACGCGCTGACCTCCAGCAACGGTACCCTTACCCATGAGCTGACCACCCTTCTGAGCCTCATCCATCATTGCAATATCTCCACCCATATCCTCAGCACCTCCCTTCTTGTAGGTCTTCTTTGCAGCCTTCATAGCATCACCGAGAGACATCTCAGGATGCTTATTTTTAACGCTCATAACATGTTTTAACCAAGCAGATTTAGCCATTTGTATTTCTGAAAGATATTTATACACTCCCGATGGTATAGTCGAACAGAGGCGACTTCATTCTCTTTGGCTGAAACGATACATTCGGATTCTGAGGCGCGGGTGCCTTATATGTTACAGGCTTGTATCTCAATTCATCGGGCTTCACAATGAATGATGATTCTACAAATCTTCCAGTATAGATCTCCATTGCATCATCTGGGCTTCCATAGTTCATCAAAACCCACTGACAGCCGTATGAAAAGCATATCTCAGGATTCTGATTCTTCATAGAAGTGGTATTGACATCAGGTACAACGATCGTTATGTTTCTACGATTATAGGTTATAAGCTCTTCATGGTCATATGTCTGAGATGCCTGAGTATATGTTAATCTTCTACACAAACTTGAAGACCATGATAAGTTCACTAATTCATCCATACCGTTACCCTTGTGATGTTCACCACTGACAATCACAAGCTTACCGAGGAGATTACAGATGGGCTCAAGAGCTATGTTTTTGCGCTGATAACTGTAGCTTGAGTCCAACATGAACCTTCTAAGAGTATTCTTCATAATGTCTGCACATTTGTTGATAACCAGATTGTCCTCTGTGTGGAATACCAAACTCAACATAAAAGGCGATGTTACTTTGAATGCAGAATTGGCTACAGCGAGACAGCAATCTTCAAAAGGAGAAGTATTATATGTTAGCATCTTCTTCGTACTCTCATCTGCAATACCAACGACGGGCGATTTGTTCACTTCATATACATGAAACTCTACAATACGAGCACCGCCTTCAATAACCTTTGAGATAGCGTCTGCGGTCACATATCCGTATACAGTGTCTGTGGGAAGATTTGAATAGGCTGAACCCGCTACATAGTAGTCTGTAGTAAGATTACTGTTCGGACATGTCAGTGGAGTGGGTTTTACGACAGAAGAATATACAGAAATATCCTTTGTAAGAGTTGAATCGGGTGGAGGTGCTTGACCCGTGGATCTTAAATAGAAATACACACTCAAAGATACCCCCAAAAAGAAGATTGAAGCCAACAGAAGATAGAGGACAACTGTTTTTGTTTCCATTGTCTTATGACACTTTGAAAAACATAGGACGCATCATCGCAATCACTTCATCAGGCACTCTGTCTTCCATTGGAATATCGAAGAGAGAGCAGTGCAAGAAGTAGAGCGAATACATACCGCACTGAGCGTTTTTATATTGGTGTCTGGTCTTGTTGTAACGTAACTTCATATTGGGTATCTGATTTGACCATCTGCTCATGAGACGCTGTATCTCTTTCTCAGGTTTCTGTGCATACGAATCAAAATATGTCATCTGAGGATATTCGAGTTCATCTCGAAAGTCGCAGAACGCAGCGATCCAATGTTCTCCAGGACCTGTAGAAATGTCTGTGTTAAAAACGATACCAACCCTTCTGAACCCTTTCTTGTAGACGTCTCTCAGATCGATACTGCACAGTGCTGAAACCAAACATTTTCCTGTCTCAGAATGTGTATCAAAATCTATAGGAACAGTGCCCAAATAGAGATAATCTGGAATGAGTTTCATGTAAGCCTTCTGGCACTGATCGATATCGTCTGAAGATAACCATTCTTCTGCATTTACTTTCCAAGACATGGGTGCTGCAGGTTTTTCGATCAAGTTTCGAACAATACATTCGTGTGTAGAAGCTTTACATGCTTCTTTTAATCTGAAGGTAATCTGATCCCATACATTCCCTGTTTTTGCAATAGGTTTCTCGTGAGGATGTTCTTTATTGTAAGCAACTCTCAGTGCTTCGATTTCTCTATCATCCATTGTTCAAAACGGATAACTTTTATTACTTTTAATGATCAACACAACCATGTCATCTACTAAGGCTGAACTCGTGAACTGTGTGCGCAAGTACCGTACTTTGGATAACCGATTGAAGACTCTCAATCAGGAAACACAGAAGCTGCGCGAGGATCGAAAGATTATTGAGATGGATATGACTGATCTTCTAAAGACGACAGAATTTGCTACAATCAGTAAACTTGAGATTAATGATGATAATTCGTATATCAAGATCCAGCGTCCTGATATGTGGTCTAAGCCTTGGTCTCTTTCTGCAAAGGATTTGAAAACACATCTTGAAAACTTTTGGAGAACGCCTCAACCAAAGACTGCAGAAGCGTGTTATGCGTATATTGTGGATAAGCGAAAGAATGAACTTGTTTCTACAGAGTTCTCATTCTCACGTTTGGGATTGAAAGAGGATTAACGAGCATGGCGTATTTCGGCTTTATAAATATCTAAAATATCATCATATGTACGCTTGTTAATGATTAGATGAGAATGAACAATTTGTCTATATCTTTCTTCGATTCTCTCATTTTTGAATGAGTCATCGCTAAAAATACGAATAGGTACAAATGTAACCTTAAGAAGTGAATCAGTATATCTCTCGTAATTTGATTCATAATCAGAGTCATCAGAATCGCACACAGGATCATAAGAATAGTACATGCGTTGTCTATCAAGTTCTACATACGATTCAGTAGAATCTTTATATTTGATTTTTAGAACCTTCAAAATATAGTAATCACAGCCCATTTATTATAAAGTATACCGACGGCTGTAAACTTCTGTAATTGTTTCTACATCTTCAATATCATAACCTATTTTGTCCAAACGTCTCAAAATAAGATGTTTATAGATGTAATCCTCATCTAAAAATATATCATTTTCAAATACTACTGTATCTTCACCTTCAATACGCCAAAGATGAGGATTCGCCCATCGAGCATAATTTGTAATGTTCTCTTCTGCAGATAATGAGCTGTCGTATTCTGGTTTAGTACCTTTGAACATTTCTTCTTGAACTTCAACATTTTTGATATAATAGCAGTCGTATTGGTCTTTGAACTGTATGCGTAGACTTTTGATCTTATAAAAGTCGCATTTCGACATTATTTTATATACTCAGAGGTTAATGAAAATACCTATACGTTATGTCCCTACAAGGTTAACACGGAAGGATCGAAAACGTCAGATCCAAATGTTAACAAAATCTAGAAAACTGTACAAACAGCATAAATATTTTACTAGGGAAAAGGTTGCATCTTTCAAAAGTAAACCTTCAAAACATGTGGCAAATGCTCGTAGAATATATGGTGTCGAAGATGTTAAACCTTCAAACGAGTTAGCAAAGGCTACTGGATGTTCCGTCTCCGCATTGAAAAAGATTGTTCAAAAGGGAGAAGGAGCGTATTTTTCTTCAGGATCAAGACCGAATCAAACAGCTCATTCTTGGGGATATGCAAGATTAGCAAGTGCTATAACAGGAGGAAATGCGGCTGCAGTGGATTATAAGATTATAGAAAAGGGGTGTTCGCATACAAAGAAAGCGTATAAGTTTGCAAAGAAAGCAAAAGAGAAAGGTATACGTAAAACACGAAAGGTGTCAATTTTTTAAGCAATGCGTATTACTGTAACAATCATTGATGGAATATCTGGGATAACAGGAGTACCTCCTCCTCTTGTTATTGCTAAAATTCTAGCACCTGTATTATCTCCAGTCATATAGAATTGCAATATTTGATTTGCTGTAAAATCTAAGATATATTCAACTGTCAAACATGTTTCTGAATTAGCAGCTAATTGAATTCTTGTATTTGATTTTGGAATAGATACACCCCCAACTACTGGAAAAATTTCCATTTCATGTGTACCTGAAACAGAATCGCATTGTGCTGAAAAAACTACTTTATATGTACCTGCAACTGGTATTTGAATTTGACTATTTGGATATGTGCCACCAACTACATTAATCGTTCCTATTGTTCTTTCTGAATATGTTATAGCTACAGATGCAGGTGAAATAACTGAATTTTGAGTGGTCATGCTCAAAAATGAAGCAAAAAGAGGAGCAAAGTTCATTGCAGGGGTACTCCATAATGTAGATGTTCCAGTTGTCGTTAATATTTGACCAGTTGTACCAGTAGAATATGTTGAATCATATAATGCTCTAGTAACAAATAAAGATCCAGATACTGTTAAGTTTGCATTAAGATCTGATGTACCTATGGACAACTGATTCAAGTTTGTATCTCCGTACATGAACGGACGAGTAGCATCAGTAGAATATGCTATGAATCTGTTATTGAATGTATTTGATACTAGTGAATTTGGATTAGAACCTATAAACGTACAATTCGATCCTTTATTTAAGGATGCAGCTTCATAACCAAATGCATTCACATAATTACCTGAATTCATAAATCCAGCAGATGGACCAAACGCATTCACATAATTACCTGAATTCATAAATCCAGCATTATAACCAAAAGCATTCACATGATCACCTGCATTCATAAATGCAGCAGATGGTCCGATTGCGTTAACAAAATTTCCAGTATTTCTAAAAGCTGAATTCAAAAATATACTTGATACAAAACTACCTCTATTACTTACTGCAGCATTACCTACAGCAAATACGTTATTGCCTCTATTATTTGATCCAGCATTTCTTCCAAGAGCTACAATATTATCACCAATGTTACTAAAAGCTGTATCTTGACCGAAAGCATTGATGTTTGAACCAAAATTATTTGCTGCAGCATTGGATCCCATAGCATTCACAGTGCCTCCACTGTTATTTGCTGCAGCATTAACCCCGATAGCATTCACATTTCCTCCAGTATTACTGAATGCTGCACTTAATCCAAATGCGTTAAGATTGATACCTGAATTGTTGAATCCAGCATTATTACCTATAGCATTCACATTAGAACCTGAATTATTTTGTGCTGCACCAAAGCCTATAGCATTTACAAAATTTCCCTGATTACCATTTGCAGCATTATTACCGATAGCATTCACATTGAATCCATCGTTACCATTTGCAGCATTAATACCTATAGCATTAAGATTAGAACCAGTATTACCATTTGCTGCATTATTTCCGATAGCATTTACAAAATTCCCTTGATTACCGAATCCAGCATTGTTACCAAATGCAACAACATTTGATCCTAGATTTCCTCCAAGAACATCATTTCCAATTCCGACTATATTCGAATTGCTATTAAATCGTGCATCAACACCATTGAACGACACTATTCCATACATATCTTGTTGAGCAAAGTTCACATCATATATAGCTTTATTTTCAGACCATTCATACCCAAGAGATCCTGTGTTGCTAATAATGAATGCAGGTCCTGTATTGGTTACAGTTATACCTCCTTCACCTTCGATAGTAATAAGTCCTGTCTGATTGTTGATTGATGTTACACCTGCTACTCCGCCGGTACTAGTACAGACACATCCACCTAACATAGCCCTACTATTAATGATAGATGTCACGTAACTACTATTATTGTTACTGGTCATTGACTTCTTCTTATACATTTATTTGACAACTTAAAATGAGCTTATTACCATGCTCTATCGGTGTACACAAGAACCTTGCCCTATTGTCAAAAATCACAGCGTCCCCTCGTTTTAGCTTTACATCATACCCTTCTTCAAAAACCATGTCTCCACCTTCTACATCCGAAAGTGCAATGATGAGTGTATGGGTTCCTTTCGAATAAAGATCGTTTCTATTGTTCGCATTCCCTACTACAAAAGAATCAGAAATAGGATGTGCCAAATAGGATATCCATTGTACCAATTTTGGAAATGTTTGAGAACTTAGGGGTCCATACATATGATCCTTTACAACTTGTTCAATATAACACATCCTATCAGGTGTTACTACACCTTCCAAAACAAGAGGTACACCTCTCATGTCTGGAATCTGAACACCTTCTGAAGGTTTAACATAAGTCATATCAAAAAGACCTCTAAAATAAAAATATTCTTTCATATCCTTACTAAATCCAAAATGAGGTTGAAAAATAGCATGACGATCTCTGCTATTCACAAGAGCACCTACTACGAGTGGAGCTGCACCACTTGAGTCAATACGGAAAAATTGATACGGCGTATAAACAGTCGGAATTACAAACTTATCATCCAATGCATATGCAAACTTTTTTGGAAGAATGGTGGTTTCAGTATACGGATGAAACACATTTTTGTCTTCTTGAAAAACAGAAATCTTTATAGGCTCATCACTATCATTGTAAAAACCTGCAACAATATCCAATTCCCGACGTATTTCGAGAATGTTATCATTGCCCAAAGGTTTCAGTACAAGAGTAAAATCATCATTCGATTCTCTTAGAGACTTTACAATATCAGGTGTATAATGCGGTAGTTTTCCCACATTATGCAAAAGTAACCTATTTGAGATCTTATTTAAAAGAGATACCGACATTAATGATTTATGCTCAGCAATGTCTAAATGAAAAACTGTGAGTATAAGGTAAATGGCTAATACAGGAGGTTGTGGTTGCACTGGTGGTGCTCGTCGTACTCGTAAACATAAAATGCACTCTCGTAAACCCAAAAAAGGTGGGTTTATGGTAGGAGATGCTATTTTGGCTGGAAGTGCTCTAGGTTTGTATTCTTATTTTAAGAAGAAGGGTGGTGCATCGACTCGTCGTTCTCTTCCAAAGAGGAAGACTCAGAAGGCTCTTGTTTAGGAGAGTCAACTGAAGGATGAGGAGTAGAAGGAGGTGTAGAAATTGTAGGAAGTTCCATAGTCTTGAAATCCTCAGATGTAATCTCATCCTCAATATCCGTAGGACGGCGCTTCATAGGAGATTCAGGACATACTTCAGAATTATGGCGAGGAATAGGTGTGCAATGGTGGTCAGTGTTCAGATCGTCATGATGATTCTCAGAATTAATAGGCGCAAGAACAGGAGTAGTGTGAACAGACTCCTCTTCTTTCTCTTCCTCTTCCTCTTTTTCCTCTTCCTCCTCATCCTCATCCTCATTCTCATCCTCATCCTCTTCCTCTTCCTCTTCCTCCTCATTCTCATCCTCATCCTCTTCATACTGCTCACCATACTTGGGCGTTAGATCATATCCAGGAAGGTAGATCTCCATGCTTAGTGTTACTACAGGTACGTCCATGAAGAGTGAAAGGAATGTTGAAAGGAGCATATAAGGTGTTGCTGCTAGTGTCAACATAATGTAGAAGACATTGCGAAAGAACTGCTTTACGGTAATAGTACTCATCTTATGAGATCTATTTTACCTGTATTTAAATAGATCCGTTTTGACTAAAACGAATTAAAAGGTGTATCAAATAATACGTAACTCATATAATGCAGTCTTATGTTGTTCGCGATGAGGTTATCAAGAATGATGGTGTCCCTCGTGTGAGCCAACCCTATTTCACTAAATACGAATACACTACATTGCTCTCCTGTAGGGCGCAGCAGATTGCCGAAGGTGCTCTTCCTCTCATCCCGATCTCTGAGTTTAATACGAACGATCCTAAATTTGTATGGAAGGTTGCTGAACGTGAAATCTTGGAACGTAAACTTCCGTATATCATCAATAGAACTCTTCCGAATGGAAAGTCTGAATTCTGGTCTGTTGCGGAATTAGAACTCGCATGGTAATATAGATGGATGATAAACTAGACAAACTGGAGGCGACTTCTGAAACATCGTCAGAAATAGCATCCTCTTGGAACACAGGTCACGAAGTGTTGTTGGCTTCGATTGCAGATCGCTCAAACTGTTATAGATGGCTTCATGAAAAGTCTCAGATTCGATTCGATGGATACAATTTTTATTTGACAATACCTTCGATCATCGTTTCAGGTCTTGCAGGTTCAGCAACAATAGGATTAACAAGTTTGGTCCCAGATGAGTTTCAAAAAATAGCCAGTGTCGTCATTGGTCTTTTTACACTCGGATGTGGAGTGATGACAAGTTTAAACCAATATATGAAGACATCTCAATTCGCCGAAGCGCATCGTTCAGCAGCAATAGCACATGGTAAGCTTCATCGGGTGATCTCTAGTGAGTTAGCTCTACGCAGAGATCAACGTGTGAATGCGATGGAATTTATTAAGATGGTACGTTCAGAACAGGATAGGCTTCAGGAAACATCGCCTTCTATACCTGAAGTTGTTATTCATCATTTCAAGCGTCATTTTAAAGATAATACGACTGTAGAAAAGCCCGAAATAATAGGTGATCTTGATCATGTTTGTGTGAATAAATCTACAAAGAATGAGGATTATATTATTAGTGTTCAGAAAAGCAGCGGTAGTGGAAATACTACAGCGACATCCTCTGCATCTTTTACAATAACGACGCCTAGGCATGACCGTTATTTCCAATCAACTGAAGCTGGTCAGGAGTAGGAGGAAACAGAAGAAGGGGTGCACGTTTTCTGCCCTTATCTAACCAACGTGCAGGATCCTTTACAAGAGTGCCTTCGGCGATCTGAAGATCAACATTGGTGTTCTTATTAAAACGAGGATCGCGACGCTGTTCTGCACTATATTCTGCCATGATACCATCGTGTGAATACACATACGATCCAAACACTTCAAAGCGAATAACGAGAGCCATCACGACGAGGATGATGGCGGTGAGGGTATACTTTTTGTACAAAAGTAGAAGAAGTAAGCCGACACAGACTGCCTTGATCTGGATGGGGTTGGTCGTGACAACATCAAGTACTGTCTGAGGAATACCTGTGACAATGGGAATTATTGCGAGAACCAGAATCAAAATAGAAGCTGTTAGATCCTTAGAGTTTGCTACAATCATCTCTTATTTCAGGTGTAGAAAATGGAACGGGATGTTTCTAGTAAAAGGATATAGCAACAAGAGAAATGATCATTCCTATTCGATGTGTTACTTGCAACAATATCCTCGCTGGCAAGTGGGATGCATATCAGGAAAGTGTCAAGAAGAACAAGGCTCGTGACGGTCGTGCTGGAGACAATGAGATTCCTTACCTTACTAAAACAACGACAAAGACCGCAGAAGGACGTGCTATGGATGAGCTTGGATTGAAACGCGAATGCTGCAGACGCCACATGCTTACTTGTGTTGAACTTCTCTAAACATACTATAATATGTCATCTATACCGTCGCACAGTAGTTTTGCTGCCAAAAGAACTTTTTCGTCTGGTGAACTTTTAGCATTAAGACGTCAACAGGTTGAAAGAGCACTGACTCGCCCTCCTTCAGTCCATTTACAGGACAGCTCTGAGCTCACTGCACGTAAAAGAAAGTTTGCATCTGTTCTGCCTGAGTCTTTGCCGTCACAGGGCAATTCTACCAACATGGTGAAATGGCGCGACAGCTCTGTTGTTCAGGCTATGAGAGAGGGTCAGGTTTACCGCACGGCTGAAACAAATCGTGAACCTCGTACTGATAAGAATACATGCTGTTTAGCTCCTATTCCTTTTTTGCTTCCAAACTTCTTGGTCGCCACCACACCCAAGGCATTCGGTTGCTGCTTACCTATTCCCGAAGATCAGAGAGTGCTTGAATCTTTCAATCTTGCTGAACATTTTGGTATGAGAAAGAACGACAACAAAGGTGTTATGAGTCGCGCTCCTTTATTTACGACAGGCGCGTGCCAGTCTTGCGATCATATCGACAAGTAATTAAAGAGCAGCAAAATCTAGCGAAGAATACTCGTCAAAATTGTTTTCAAGTGTTACAATATCTAACATAAATGAGTGATCGGCATTGTTGAAATCGATCGGTCTTCCATCATGAAAACGCCATTTTATAGAAAGTTGGCTTAACTGAGAAATAGGAGGACTCATAATACTTTCATTCAGATTACAGCATCCAAATTCTCTGTAGTAAATAGGTTCACAGGGACATGTTGCAGTAGGTATCTTTGCAAAACATCCATCAATGCGTCCAGATAAACGACCATCGATGAGTGTTTCATCTTGTTTGTTCATGTAATCAAGCTCCATGATGATATATTTGAAAGGATATAGTTCAACAGAAAAGTCTGAGGTTACACCTACACTGGTACCGGTTATTATTGCAGCAGTATAATCCTTTCTATAGAAGCCCATGAAGAACCCTAATCCCCACCATGTAGAAGTAGGTGTCACAAGACCTACAAAATTGTTGTTACAGAACGATTGTTTCTGAACATCATCAACAGGATTAAATTTTAATGTAAAGGCAGTGATAATTGAAGTTGCACTTGTTTGAATGGTTAAACGATTTGTTGAAGAATCATATGTCACAACAAATTCGCCTGTACCATAAAGAGTGTTTAACGCATTCTCTACAACACAAGGAAAGGATTCACATGAGTAGTTTCCATCAGGGATATAGATAGTCTGTGGTCCAATTAAGACACCTATACCAACAGCTTCTATCACAAAAGAAGCATTACCAAGAGCTTGGCTGAAATTATACCAAGTGTAAGGGATCTCAGCAGACCTCAAAGAAACAGAGTACACATTCTCGTAGACTCTAGGAAGCTTGACTGTATATTTGGACTGAGTGAATCTCGGATCTCTGTCCCTTGAATCGATTAAGATCGTTTTCCTAACCTTGCGATACACCTTTTTAGTGGCTGGTGTGCGAATCATTATATCAAGCTTATAATAAATGTCCGCCGATATTCTGCAGGTTATGTTAGTATTGAGGAATCAGGTCAAGCTCTATCACTGGCAGACCTTCGAGTATGCTCGTCACAAAGCGACAGATAAGCTTGTAGAAAAATTAGATGAGAACATAGACAAGTTCACTGAAGTGTTTATGGGCAAGTATGGGCGCCCTCATTTCACCGCCAAAAATGGTACATTAAAGCTTCACGACATCACTGATAAGAAGGCTATCAAAACATTGAACGATTGTATCAATTATTTGATAACTGATCTTCCTAAAAAGTTGAAGAGGACCGATACAGATCTACTCAACATTAGGGACGAGATTCTCGCTGATATCAATCAGGCAAGATACCTCTTCACTCTTAAATAGTGCGTGTACTTTGGTTTAAATAGTCAAGTTCAATAAGATATATGTTGTGGGTTTATGCTGGACTCGATGTCTTGAAAGCATCGCAGATTGCGAAAGAAGAACTACCCTCAAACTTTATAGATCTTTCAAAAGTGTCGTCGGAAAATCTTGTAAAGGCTATCACAGATTATTGTAACCATCATTCTACCGGTCATATGTATATAGGCTATCTTGATCCTCTTTTGATGCTTCATCCGATGGAAGAAACATTATTGAGAAGAGGCTTCGCTAAATGTGATATGAGTGTCGTCGTATCGAATCCGTACCTGTTACCCCTTTCATGGAAAAACGGAACCTCCCATTTACGGGTCATAGAAGGACCAGTAAAAAATGTTAGCAGCCCCGAAATTAACAACAATGGTGGTGCTCCACACGTACAAGATGAAGTTGAACACGGACGAGCTCCTGCACAAACTTCCGATAAACGAGAGCCTGATAAAGGTAGAAAAAAGAGGAGTGCTCCGAAGGGGAGAAAGCAAAAGGGACAAGATAAAGAGGAGAAATCCTAAACCTGTTACTTCTTCAGGATTTGGAAACAATTCTGTAACCGTTGTGATGCTCGATGACGGCGGTGGTTCTCTTCCTAAAAAAGAGGTTACAATCAAAATATTCCACAATGGAGTGTTTCATATGACGGGTGTTCTCGACCCCTTATATGAATCATCGTCGCTGGGAAAATTGGAAGAAATCTTTAAGACATTGCCTGCAGAGTGTTTGAAAGAAGGAGGTTGGGAACATATTGAACGTCGTGTTGTTCTGATGAACTATACAACATCAATCCCAGAAGATCAAAAGATCTCTAGACTGTCTCTTCAAAAATACTTTCAAGAGAAAGGCATCCGAGCAGATTTCGAACCAGATGTCTCACCTTGTGTAAAAGTTGTTTTCCCTGAACGTTGGACAGCGTGTATATTCAGAACAGGTAAGATCAATCTGACTGCACTCACTTCAAAGGAGGATTGTGTGAAATTTGCTGAAAAACTTCAAGGGCATTTGATTGAGTATTTGAGCCGTTAACCAAAATGGATTTGTTAAGTTCTAATTTTTAATTGATACCAGTTAAGATGGAGTCTATTAAGCCCGAAAGACATGGAAAGAAGTGGGAAAAATCAGAAGTGTTTACCTTATTACGTTCTATTAGAAATGGTGTTGATATTCAAAAAATTGCAGATTCCCATAAAAGAACATTCGGTTCAATAAAATGCCAACTTAAGACTATTGCAGCTGAAATGCATTCTAAAAATATTCCTATAGAAGATATTGAAAAGGCTACAACACTTACACCTTCAGAAATTAATGATGCTGTCGAATGGATAAAAAACAACAAAATTGAAATGTCTCTTAAAAATCATACACCAGATAAGAAACAGGCAATAATCGATCTCTTGAAAGATGTACAGGAGATTCAAAGAAAATTAATGGTTCTTCTTGAAGAAGATTAAGCCGTTGAAATAGACCTATCCTTCTTGTAGAACCACGCAACGATTACACCTGTTAGGATGGTCATGTTCACTATGAAAAAGTAGAACATGTAATCACTTCTTATGGGTCTTTTTTCCACTACGAGAACGTATCCTCCTGCGAGTATGATGAACGCCACCACGCTTGACAGAAGCCCTCCTATGTCTCCTAGTACGTCTATTGATACGCCTTGCATTATGTTTTTTGCTCTTTCTTTTTCCACCGACAATCATCGGCTGAGCTGAACCCAAACTATCATATTTACCCTGTTCTGCAGCATTCGCTTTCAACTCCATCATCTTTCCAAAAACACCAGAAGGATTTGAATTACCTGCAGAAGGTACCTGAGGTATGTTTTTCACTTCTACATCGGCGCCTCCTGTCATCTTCCCGCCAAGTGTCTGTACAGCTTTCATTTGGACTGCTGTATTTTCAGAGACAGTGTTAGCCGCTGCAGTTATAGGGGATCCTATAATCTTTATAGGCGCAGGTTCAGCAGGTGCTGGTACTGGAGGTAATACTATTTGACCACTACTCATTGTGAAGTGCGGACACTTTTTAAGAGAGCAAGTGATTCCTATTTATAAATGGCTACTGCACACACTGCTACTGAGATTCAGGCAATGGTTCGCAACATGGACGTATCGAAGGATAAATACAAAGATCTAAAGTATTCTGATCCCGAGCAGTATCTTCACATTCTGAGAGAAGAGAATAATGTTTTAGTAGAGTACTATCCTGCTATCTTTACGCTGCATGCTGATGACAAACTGGATGCGACTTTTTTCTACATGCTTGAAGAGAAACGGAAAATGGAAAAAGGAGACACCACTGAAGATGAGGCATCTGTCAGAGTAGGGCAAAAACTGTTCAACACTTGGGTTGCACCGATCGTGAATGGAACTGCAACTCCTGCAAGTTTGAGCTATTCAGAATATTACAAGAGTATCCTCAAGAGTGAATAACTTTTCTAAGACCGTATTCTTTCATACATTTATCAAGAAATATTTCACAATCGCTACAAGGTTTTGAGTTGACTATATCCCCATTTTTTGCATATCTAACGACTATTAGAGTAGCACCACGAAGTTGTGAAATATCACCAAGCTGTTTCACAACTGCGCGTTCTGCATGTATTGTATAATCAGAGTATCCGGGACCTCTTGATCTCGATCCTATTCTGTTGATAGCACTTGCTATAACTTTATTTCTTTTGACAATTGTTGCATGATGCAAAGAAGTATTATGCGGACAAGTTGTAGGCTTGCCGGTGATCATTGTTCCCCATTATTACTGCTCTTCCTATTTACTCTACCGAACAAATCCATTTTATCGAACTATCATCTTCGATAATATACGGTTTTACATCATTCAAACAATCTCCTTTCTGAGGGTAGACTCCTTTGAACATCGTCTTACCTGCTCTCTGCCCATCAGGTCTAAAGCGTACTCCCTCTCTGTTGATACGTTCTTCACAGATGATGACATTCGTATGTTTATCAGCTTCTTCTTTTGTAAAAAAGAATACAGGCTCTCTTGCATACACTGTCCAAATGATAACGTATGTACGATTTAGAATACTCATCCTGAAATCAAATTCTTCTTTTGTTATGACTATTGTACCTCTTTCAACAGACATATTTATTGATATAAATAATTATAAGAAAGTGCACCAGTTAAACCAGAACCTACAATACCCCATAAAGTATCTGTTATAACCATCTCCCATGTCCATCCTTTCAATGTTGCCATATTCGTAGCATCGTAGAAGCCGTACATTACTCCTCCAACAATACCTCCACGGAGTGCTGCATCCTTCATATTTTTAGCACCCTTGCTGATTGAAACAAGAGCAAAAGCCAGCAAAAGATACACAATGACTGCAGGTATCCAACGAACTGTCAAAGGTGAACCTTGAACATTTGCAAAAAAAGATTTATGAAAATCTGATCGTATAAAAAGCCATACGGCATCTAATACCAAAAGCAATACCAATGTAACTATGAATTCTCTCATTTTATTATACTGCAGAAATGTATCCACCTCTGAGCCTCAATACTAAATGAAGTGTTGACTCTTTCTGAACATTATAGTCTGCAAGAGTGCGTCCATCTTCTAGCTGTTTACCAGCAAAAATAAGACGCTGCTGATCGGGTGGAATGCCTTCTTTGTCTTGCACCTTCTGCTTGATATTCTCGATAGTGTCGGAAGGTTCGACATCCAGAGTGATGGTTTTACCAGTCAAAGTTTTGATAAAAATCTGCATTGTATATTCTTAGTATCATAAAATCTCTTTAAACCTTATATTGAAAAATGGATCTATTCGCACACAGTAGAAAGGAGTATCATTACTAGGATGAAGTCTCTTATAAAACTATTCAGCACAACAACGTCATATGTTATGAAAGGAAGATGGACGATCGATTACGATCCAACAATCATCTTCACAAAAGTAGATCAAGCAAACGAAGACCACTCTATCCAATTTAAAAAAGAATCAGAAGAAAATTACACGATTGAATCTATTGGTTGTTCTAGTGAGTTTCATTGATCTTACTCTTCGTCTTCCTCCTCTTCTCCAGCTGCAGCCTCATCTGCATCATCTTCTGCTCTGAGTTCATCTCTCAACTCCATCAAGAGCTTACCCATCATATTTTTGCCCTTCCACTTTGCAGGATTCTTCGCAATAGAAGTACCAGCCGATGTTCCAATACCCCAATAGTTCTCACGAGGATCTGCATTCGCAATCATACCATTTCCAGAATCCAATAACTGTTTTCTGATAGTAGGGTTCTGAGAGAACTTGGCTCTCAGGATAGAACGCATCACATTATCTCTCTGTGCATTCCACACTTCTTCATCAAACTTCTCAATCTTATTTCCGAACGACTTTGCAGACTGTGCAGACTTAGATTTCAATATCTTTTTGAATGATTCATCATCGCCAAACGTCTTTGCTCGAATAGCTTGGAAAGCCTGTTCTGCATTCTTATACTCAACGTCATCGAGCTTGAATGTTGTATCATAAAAGCTACTGAACTCTTTGTTCTCAGGCTCCTTCGAGAAGAAGAACAGAATACCACTATCATCCTTCTTCTTTTCTTCAATAACCTTTATAACCTCTTCTTCTACATCCACTTCTTCCTCTACAGCCTTAGTCTCTTCTTTCTTCGGTTCTGCAGAAACTGCTTCCGTACGCTTGAATGCAAAGGTTCTGTGCAAGAATGTATACTCCTGCTGAGCATCATCCAATGAAATACCCGATTGACCCGTATACAACTCTTGGAACATCTTGCTTTCCAAAAGCTCAAATCCTGCTTCTCCAAACATCTCTACCACTCTCTCAAATGGCACCAGATACTCTCTCATAGGCTTGTCTGTGCTCTCAAGGGTAACATCAATACCCTGTCCAAACTCTGGCTTCCATTCTCCTTCATCATTGTATTTTTTGTCAATCTGTGCAAATGCTCTTCCAGAAGATCTCAGAATGTATCTGTCTCTTCCTGAAAGAAGGCTGAAGACAGACTTGCCGTCCATACATGTACCGAAGAAGACAGACTTGCAATGATTTTTTACATTCTGTACAAACACTTTGAACATCTCTTCAGTCTGACATGCATAGTGAATAGCAAACTGACACGCCATCACATCCCAATACTGAACACCCTTGAACTCTTGGAGATAAGGTGTAGGTGCATCTTCAGTACCCAACATAATCTTCAGATACCTCGAGTTCTGCTCTTCGAAAGGTTTCGACATATCGCCTTCAGCAAACAAAACTTTGGGTAATCCGCGGGTACCTTTCTTCTTCTCGTTGATATACCTTACACATGCACCACTGCGAGGTAATCTAAAGTTTGTAGAAGATACATCAATGCCAAACACTTTGGAGGTCTTTGATTTGATCCATTTGAACAGATCTCCTGCACGACCCACAGCCAATTCGAAGAGAGTATTGTTGGGTACAACATAGTTCATGTACAGACCTTCTTTCACACGGTTGTGGAAACCTCTCAGATTCTTGGTTACGCTTTCACGTTTACCTTCATCTTTATAGTAGGCATCATCTTCAAAGGTATCATCTCCGGGATTAGAGACAACATTCCTCAACATCTTTTCGGTAACAGGTACATGAATCAGAGTCCAGATATTGTCTGCAACATTGATATCATTGCCGAACTGAGGTCTGCGAAGAACACGGTATTCGAATGTCTTATCGTAACGTGTGCGCATGACACTCCAGCGTCCGATATCCATATCGTATGAACACTCTACGACAGTGTTATCTTCTACTCTATTCTCTTCAAGATCGTATGCAATCTTCTTTCTATTGATCGGAATCCAAATCTGATAGGCATCAGGATCGCGAGGAGCAGAAGGTTGAAAGACTGCAGGTACACGATCACGCATATCCGCGATACGCTGAAGATCGGCAGGGAGTTCAGGAGCAATGTATTCTCCAGTCATAGCCTCGCATGGATAGACGATGTCTTCTCCAGGTGTTCTGGACACAAACAGAGAGCCTTTACGAGTCATCCTCTCGGTAACAGCATCGTATACAGGTTCAGCATCATCAAACTTTAGAAGAAAGTCGATAGTGTTCTGGTGAGGAGGTTTCCATTTGTAGACACGAAGCCATGTCTTTCCCTTTGATTCTGTGGGAGGCATGACAGGTGATGCACGAGGCGTGAAGATAAGACCGTCTGTGTGATATTCGAATTCAGTGTCCAAGAGAGTCTGAATAGCCTCTTCCATAGCAGGACCATCACCGGCAAGGAAGAGCTTTGTTTCTACTCTAAAGCCTGATACAACTGTTCTGAAATCTGTGTTCATAGTCTTCACAAACTCACGCGCACATCCTAGACGAGAGGATCCAGGGTTGGTACGAATATCCTCATCTGTGGTGAAGAGTGGAAGGGCTTTAACATCCTTATTCTTGTAACGGAACACATCGAAGATGCAGAAGAGATTCTTGTTTTCGATAAACTCACCATCAAGGAAATCCTCTGCATGTTTATCGTCAACAGCAACCAATCCAGTCCAAGCAACATGTTCACCTCCACGAGAGATACGCAAGAGTTTTCTATCACGTGCGACATACAGACCTGCACGAATACCGTCAGCTTTGTTTGTGACAGTGTAACCCTTCAATATATTGTTGGGTCTATCAGGAGAAATGTGTACACGATCCATAGAAACGATATTGTAGAAGCGAATACCTGTGAACTTGAACTCTTGAGAGTATTTCTGAATCTCAGACTGAAGAAGGATAGCAGGAGACTCTAGATATGCTTGAATGATAGTTTCACAGATACGATAGAGAGACTCTCTCACTTCTGATGGCTTTCTTGCAGGTTTCCTTGGAATGTATTCAATCTCAAATTCGTATCCGGGCACGTTCTTGAGCACTTCACGAAGGGTCTGTTTACCGATACGAGACTTTACCATAGAGAAATCCACTCTGAACTCACCGCCTTCAAGATTGTATGACTTTCTGTGAAGAACACGGATATGAGCCTTGGGATCGTTCACATCTCCGTCAAAGTCTTTCTTGATAGGTTTTTCGCTACGAAGAGTGAACCTTGTGAGAACCTCAGGTGCATCGACCATATCTCTTCCAGCGGTCGAGTCAAAATACTTGACCTTGCGTTCAACCAATACAGGAAGACCCTTAAAGCTTTGAGAAACACAGATTTTATGAATGTTTTGAGGATCTACAACACTGACACGCATTCCTTCGGGGAAAGAATAAGTAAGTCGATGTTCTTCAACAAATTCACCAACAGCCATAGTCTCGATAGCCTTCAAAAGCCTTTCAGCGACATCGCGAGTCTGAATCTTACCAGCAAGTAGCTTGACCTCGAACTCGGCATTACTGTCCCTATTTGCGATGTCAATCAAAGATTCGACAGCAGCGGGTTCTTGAATACCCCTTTCCATTGTTAATTAGCTAGATTTGATTAGTATAAAAATATCCATTTTCACTCGTTTGCATGGACACTCTTGTACAGCGCAAGACGTTGAGCTTCATCTGCATCAAGTCTCTGCTTTTGTGCAAAACAAAAATCGATATACTTTTCAATCTCTTCAATACATTCTAGATTCAGATTGTCTGCTGAAACAAGAACACCCGACTCAGAACACGTATACTGATCCGTGAATTTATTAATAATCTTGAAAACTTGTTCATGCTCACATTCTGAGAGCTTTTCAAGATTATCCTTGAGTTTTTCCTTTTGCTGTCTACTTGCTGCCATTTAATTGTATTGCTGTTCAAAGGTCTAAATGTCTAATGTTAAAGACTCAGAGGGGTCGTTTGTAGCAGGACCAAGACGTTTCTTACGGCGGGTAGCTTTCTTTTCTTCTGAAACCTGTGTTGAAGACAAATCCTTGATTGCAACAGTCTTAACATCACCACCATCGCCATTGGATGTAGGAGGCGGAGGAGGTGGTGCTTCTGATACAACCTCTTCATCAGATTTGGTGATACCTCCTGATCCTACACGCTGAATAAGCTTACCCAATACAAAGATAGAATCATCATTCTGCTTGAACTCTGCACCCAATACTTCAAAGACAATCTCATCTTTTTCAGTGATAGCTTCGAACTCTCCCTCTCCAATATGAAGATCACGAGGAATAAGAACCTTGATGGGCTTCAATTCTGCATGAATACCGATCTTAGAACGATATGCGACAGGAGCCTTAAAGATCTGACCGACGTGAGGATAACAGATATCTGCATGAAACTTCACACGGTACTGAATACCTGAATGAAGCATGTCCACTCTTCCAAGAGAGTGTTCCAAGATTACAGAAGATTTGGGCTGAATATATCCTTCGATACCGCATCTACCTTCTACATTGGTTGCAAGCTGAGCCAAGAGAGAACCCCTAATATTGCGTTGAACATACTTAGCAGGTACGCTTAGTACACGGACTAATTCACGACGTTCAAAGAGAGGATCAGTATCCATATTTGTTGTGTCCATCTCAACTTATTATCCATTGGGATCTGTTTTTCGTGAAAACACCTTATGCTAGTTGAGCCCTTATCTTTGCACTTTCTTTTGAAAGGAAACTCCATACTTCAGCGGAGACCCATGTTACATATTCTGATCTTGCAAGGTATGCACTTCTTACAGACAAAGAAAGATAGATACACTGCATCTCTTTTGTCTTCACATTTGGAGGGAACTCTTTTCCAGTACAATCTTTCACTAATGCCGATAGCGCTGTCTGCACAAAGAAGGGGCATGCCTTTGGTGCAATAGTCTTGGTTCTCTTGATCCTTGCAGAATGACCATCGACAACCTCAAATGCTGCAAACTTGAGAGTCTGATCTTCTACAGTACACATGATCTTATTCTCATCGCGAATTTCAGAAATTAGATTTTCTATGTGTCTGCTTGTCCACATTTTTAGGGCATCCTTTTCAGGTCCAATAGGCTCTATCATTTTGTTTTCAGTGTTAACAATCTCGGATGGAGATATAGCCAAAAAGTTGGGTCCATCCACCACTATTCCACGAGCCCACACAGGCTGCTCTCCTGCACTTCTGTCGATGCTCTTCAATAATTCTACCTTCTGTGCAGGTGGTAACTTCTGATCTATTATAAACCAAAGTTTCACTTCCTCTGAAAACATAGACACATCAAATGGAAATGTATAGGATGTTCGAATCTGTTCCAAAGAAACAGGCTTCTTTTCTACAGTTTCTTCTTCCTCTTCTTCCTCTTCGTCTTCCTCCTCTTCATCCTCTTCTTCTATCTCTATGGTTGTACGCTGTATTCCTTTTGAAACAGTACTTCTTTCAATCATTGTATGATCTGTATTTCCATCAGAAGGCACAAATGCATACAGACCTTCTCTGTTTTCAAGAACACCTATTCTTCCACTATTGTCTTTCACTTTCAGATGCGTGTGAATAGCATCCTGTAAAAGATACTTTACAACTTCTGGAGCATATTTTAGACCTCTTGAAGCGATAATATCTTCGGTAGTCCATATAGGTTTCTTTTCAAACATTTCAATCAGCTGATCAAAAACATCATCGCGTATATCGAAATATGTTCCAAGAGGACGGACATACTCTTCTGTAGAAGATGCTCCAAAGTTTGTACATACAAGTCCAGGTGTTCCATCTTCAAACGTAGGCGCATTCATAGCAGAAAGAGGTAGATTTAATATAGCCTTATCTTGAGCTCTACGCTGAGGTATCACAAGCGCTCTCCAAGGATCGGGCAACATATTTGAAGATATTTGAGACGAACAGTCTATCGCGGATTCTGTAATAACACGTTTTACTTTTGCAATCATATGCGCCTTTTCTTCGATATACACTCTGTACATGTATTCATCATATGTTTCCTGTGTAGAATCAAGATAGCGTGTTGTGTGCAGATACACTGTACAGTTCTGATCTTCAAAAGGGAGACCAGAATGTGAGCATGTGCGCAAACCTCTTCCAATGATCTGTTCCATTCTGCTCATATTGTACCAAGGATCCAAGATGTGAACCTGACGAACATTTTTGAAATCAATACCTTCAGAAACAAGAGGAGAACCCAAAATAACACGAATATCTTGTCCTTCAGAATTTTCAGGTCTGCGTAATCTACGAATGAGCTGTTCTATCTGTTTCTCTTTCATATCGGAAGTCAAGAATGCATACTTTCCACGAGAAGGTCCACTGTATTCTCCCGATGTTGCTTCAAGCATTTTGGGACCCAAAGCAGGTTCAAACCCAGCCTCTTCAAGCGCCATCGCAAACTGAAGAACACCTCCTCGGATAAGATTCGAATAGACAAATACTATACCTGAAGATTCGCTTATACACTTCATGATAGTGTTGTACTTGGTTGCATATTTTGAAAGATTGGAAGGGCTTAAAAATGGAGGTAAATCCTTTGCATATTTGAACTGAGCTTTCGCAATGTCTGTACCTCTTTCAAAACATTTCATGATAGGACGTCCATCAGGCGATGCAACAATAGTAGGTGCTGTTGAATCTTTGATGGTTCCTGATATAGCGGCTACAGCTTCTTTTTGAGGTGATTCTAAATAGGAGACACACAAAGGAAGATACTTGCGAGGTTTTACAATCTTCTTTCCTTTAATGTCTTTTGTTCTGTCAAACTTTGCTACCATCTCTTCTGGAGGAGGTAATCTGAACGGGAATGTGAATGGATTTTCGCCTCTCAAGAAAGAGATGTATTCGTGACACCAGCTTCTGAAAACAACTTCTTTATCATGGCTTTTGAATGTACCATCTTTATTAAAAAGATCGGATGTTTTGATCTGAGCGGTTCTAGCCTGTCTGTGATCATTCCACAGAAAGAGATTGAAAAAGAAGACAATCTCATCAAATCTGTCGAACATAGGTGTTGCAGAAAGGAGTACGAGAGTCATGCCTTTTGCTATCTGAGCAATCTGTTTAAGAGAATCGGATACAGCTTTATTCGACTCCTCTTCTTCACGAAGATTGTGAGCTTCATCGACGATCACTAATCTGTTATCATAATTTTCGTGTATCCACTGTTCATAGTCTGTAGGTGAAGAAGATAATCTTTTTCTTTCATGAGAGTTTGCCCAACCTTGATAGGGTTTGAATTCATAAAAGTCGTCAATCATGTTCTGAACAATGCTATTCAACTTGTCTCTGTTTTCAGGATTCTCCCAACGTAGACCTTCTGTCTGAGCGCGTTCAAGCATATCGAGGTATCTGCGTCCAGTACACTGTTGAGACATCAAAAGACCAGAAGGGTCCTGTTTGACACGTACAACATCGAATACTTGAGTCTTAAAGTTTTCTTGAACGGCGGCGGAAGCGAGAACAAGTACTTTCTTATCTTGGAATTCAGGTCGAAGGATGTACTCTTCTGCTATTTGGATTGCAGTGCACGTTTTGCCCACACCTGTGCCGTGAAAAAGAAGCATGTTTCTGGTAGGAGAATCGGGAGACAGAATCCTACGTAAAAAAAGTTGAAAGCTTTGAAGTTTGAAGTCTTTTGAAGTGCTGCTACAGTTCTCATTTCTGAGCTGTTTCAGAGTTTCTATTGAAGCGGGAGGCAATTCTGCTGCACGCACTTCTATTGCTTGATCCATTATTTGAATACAGGGTAATCTTTAGTGCTCACTTTGCGACCTTCTGATTGAATCTTCAACCTGACTTGAAACACTTCTAGTAAATGTTAGCTCCTCTGGTGACATAATACTACCTCCTGGACATCTTTCTGCATAATCGAAGTATCTCGGAGTAGGTTCAAACATATCATTACGAGACACCAAATCAGAAACAACAAGGTTTTTACAGATAGCACTAATTCTTACGATCATCATATCGATTTTGTTACTCGCTTTGATGATGGTAAAGTTCATACCTTTATCGGCAATACGCTTCAAGGAAGATTCAATATCAAAATCATTGTTTGGATAATGATCTGAAACAGTAACACTATGCCAACCAGATCCATGAGGAGGAGCATCCGTGATTAGGAACAGATTTTTGACATCTGCATTATTCCAATTAAGATCTACAGCAGCCTTCAATCCCCCAGCAACATCTTCACAACAATCATTTCCGCCATATGCTCGAACATCATTAATATCACTAGTAAAGTCGACTGTATTCGAAGTAAAGTCTACAATATTCAACTGTTCACTGTCTCCAAAATCGCGGTAGAATACAGCAGCTACTTCAAAGTCTACATCGGAATATTTGATACGAAGATCGTTTACAACATTGATTGTCTGAGTCTTTGCAGCTTCGATCCAAGGTCCCATAGAACCGGTGGCATCTATAACAAAACAACACTTAACCTTCATTTCTGAATTCCACTTTTATTATTAAAAAATGAATCCATTTTGAAATCAAAGATAGAAGAACAACAAATGGAGGACATCAAGGTTAAGCGCAACAAGAAGAGTGATAAAGCTAAAAAGAACGTTGAACTAAATGGAGGCAAATCTCAGAAACATGTACGACTAGCGGAACAGGTAAAGACGAAAAAAAAATGAACAAGCTAAAGCTTTAATGCCCCATCCTTCGCAGGAAAGCCGTCATGACCAACCAACCAATTTTTGTCACGTCCGTACACGTTCGTTCTCGTCTATTGCCTCGCAACAAACATCCAACACCCACCTAAGTTTAAATTCTGACACTGCCCCTATCCCCCATCCTCGCAGCCTCACGTCGCGATCACCAATGAATACTTACCATCGCGTCCGTATGTCGCCCCAAACCATTTCGCGACATTTCGTCATGACCTCCTCAAATACAACCCCGCAGATTGAAGTATTTTACTTTTTTGTCACGCCCGTCTACATGCCCCGTTCTCGCATGTAGCTGTCATAGCCTACGCTACGTCCATCTCCCTCAAAACTCATACGTAGTAAACCGTTACAACTCCCGAGAGTAATGTTTGTTGTAACGCCTATATGCCCCGTTCTCGCATATAAGTATCATAGCCGCCCGCTACGTCCTTTTCCCTTACCTACCCAACGACAAACTGCCCCACCATGTCGCAGTCTGCGGTCAACACCTCCAATCATACTCATGTGTTGTCCCAAGGCTTTTGAGCAGTGTATAAACGCCTCCACATTATACCCTATTGCTCACTGTTCTACTTCCTCGGACCCCCACGGATCCGTTTTGGTGACTTTTAAAAACGAATTTTAAGTATACTGAAAACGGATTGGGACGATCGAATATACTTCTACTATTCAAAGATGCCACGCAATATCACAGGAGGTTCTGGTCACAAGTCTCGTCGGAATGGCGAAGGCAACGCTACAAAGAAGAATAGATGCGTTATTGAAGACTTCATTTATGATATTACTAACGATGGAGAGTGCGAAGGTGTTCAGGTCGCAAAGGTTACCAAAAAAATGGGAGATGGAAGGATGGAGACTTTCTATTTTAATAAACACAATCAACAGATTACTGTCATTGCTCCTCTAAAAGGGTCTATGAGAGGTCGTGGGAAATCTCAAACACCTGTAGATGTCGGGTCTATTGTTCTTCTGAACGAGACTGGACTAGGTGGAGGCATTTCTCATGAAATCTTTGCGGTACTAACAGCTGCCCAAGCATCCCATGTTCAAAAACTAATGAAACTGGATGATCGTATGGCTCCTAAGATTGAAGGGGCGTTGGATACTGAAGATGGGTTTGCTTTCGATCACGGGGAAGCAGAAAAAGAGGTAGATATTGATGCTATTTAATCTTTATAGTATGGTTTGAAGGCATAGGGGGTTCCACTCCTTTCGCAGGAGATTTTTTGAATATTTTGCTTATGAATCCCAAAATTAACACTATTGCGACTATAGTGAAAAATATCATGAAAAATATCTTGGCTTTATTCGCTCTGTAATCCCAGTACGATGTGGATGTACCCATCGCATAAAAATCTCCAAGGAAGGCTAGGTTGACCATTTTATATTATATTAAACAATGGAAGAACATCTTCGACCACATCCAGCAAGAGTAAAGGTTGGCACGAACGTTAAAATTAAAAATAAACTTGCAACCAATGATGCCTTCACATACGCCTTCAATACCCGAAGCTATGTAGATTTCGATATTTACAATATCTTAGGAAAGCCCTCTGTTGACCGGTCAAATATATGTCAAGCGCTCAATACATCCAAAAAGCCTGTTGTTTTCTTTTTGTGCTACGATGTTGGAGACAACAAATATGTCAATCTTTTCATTCGACATGTTGTTTGCTGTGTTGCATTCCCTTCAGATGAAGAAGTACGTATTCTCTTTTTCGATATGAGAAACTTATGCGATATCTCAAAAAAACATCAGGAACATATTGAAAAAGAAATAGAGAAGAAGTGCAATAAAAGGGTTGTTCTTGAAAATGCGTCATGTTTTGGTGGTAAATGTCTTTATCTTCAAAAATTCAAAAGCGATCATGAGATAGGTTGGTGTATAGCTTGGGCTCTTTTCTTTTTAAGTAAACTAGATCCTGATCATATTAAAAAGGAAGATATTCAAAACTTATATACGTATGTGTATTCTATACTTTCAAAGGCTCAATCGAACAGACCTATAGAAGAATGGTATGTTAAATCTTATCATGAAGTTTCTCAGAATTAACGACAGGCATTTGATTCGTTAAGATATCTCTTGATTTTTCTTTGAAATCGAATGTACATCTGTGATCTTCTGGCATACGATGTTTCATACAATATACCTTTTTACACGAACATGTGATTTCAATAATAACCTTCTTCTTACAGTGAGCACAGTTCATTATGAAAAAATGGTGTTTTATTCTTTTGTTTTTCCGTTTTTAGTAACATGAAGCTGTCCTGCTTTCAAGAAGAAGCATCGCTCCAATCAAATAGAAGAGTATAATCTTTCCAACATAGAATGTATCAAGAAAATCAACAGCTAAGAACAGAAGATAGTATATACCACCCAATACAAGTACCAATCCTACCAATGTCAACCAACCTTTCATATTATTATTACGCATAACGACTGATGTAGACAGGGTTACAGAACTCATGTATCCGTTTTGTTTGCTCGAATATTTAATTAATATATTATAATGCGAATTTTTGTTATACATTACGCTAAATTAGCCGAAAGAAAAGTCCATATTATAAATCAATTTAAAAAACATAATATAGTGAATTATGAGTTCATTGAAATAGATAGAGATGAATTAGAGAAAGAAAATACAAATGTATTTCAAAGTGGTTATACCAAAAGTCAGATTGCTATTTCATTATCACATTTTTATGCATACAAAGAGATCAGCAAAAAATATGATCGTGGTCTAATATTTGAAGATGATGTAATACTTCATCCAAACTTTACAACTATTTTTAATAGTTATTTAACTGAAATACCTAATGATTATGATATGCTTTATATTGGAGATGGATGTAATTTACATATTCCAGTGATTAAAAGATTTCCAAACAAACACATTTATCAAAAGGGTCTACAAGCAACTTCATGGGGTGGTATGGGTTCTTCGAGGTGTACAGATAGCTATTTAATTAGCAAAAAGTGTGCAAACAAACTTTGCGAATATATAGATACCTTAAATTACAAAATAAACATTCCTGTTGATAATTGGATGAATGTAGCAGCTCTGCATAATAACTTTAAAGTATATTGGGCAGAACCCACTATTATTACACAAGGAACACAGAACGGAATGTTTAAATCTTCTCATGATTAATGATATAGTTTGCACACTGTGATAGCGATGTAGGTTTGTTCTCTGTTTCTAACAAAAGAGACAACGCAACATACGATAGTTTATCGCGATACTGTGAATGTTCTGCTTTCTTTCTGAAATCTAAGATAGCGCCTGCTACTATTCTTTTGACTCTTGCATCAATATACTTCAACTCTTCTAACTCCTCTTTCTCGTCAATTTTATCATCACAAAATGCCATTATTAGAGATCCTATCATTTTAAGTTCATCCGAAATCATATCTTTCGATATCATACGAATATAGAAATACATTGAAGCACTTCTTGCTGTAAACTTATGAGATGTGCATCTCTGAACAACTTCACATTCGTATATCCGTTGCATAGACATACGCTCTTCAGGAGTACTATCAATATAGTCTTCTGTAGAACGGTCAAGAACATAGTTTACGTTTTCAATATTGAATCCAGATGCCAACACCTTTAAAAGACGTATCTGTTCGTCGATAGGTTTTGAATCGATTACATCATCTAATTTGAATGAAAGATTGATGATACCATTCGAAGCCAATGCATGATCTTTGATAGACTCACGGTTATCTACACCCTCGTGTTTGGGTATCTGTGGACATGTTTTAGAAAGGCTTTCATACAGTTCTACAATATCAGGATAATCGTCGTCATAATCTTCACACATCTCTTCCAGACATTCGATAACCGTTGAAACTTCGGGAATTTCTATTTCATTCGGTTTTATATCGCCAAATCGTCTATTTCTGCTCTCAAACTCAGTAATAGCCTTGTCCATTTCTTCTATACTAAAATCTGGCCAACATGTTTCAGTGAAATAATACTCCGCATACGCAGATTCCCACAGCAGAAAATTAGAGATACGATATTCACCCGATGTGCGGACAACAAGATCTACATCCGGTAACGGAAAGTATGCAGATACATTTGAAGTTGTTAAAGAGTCTAATGGTTTATCGATAGCTTTGAACACCTCAAGTATTTCTTCACGTCCGCCATACGATATGCATACGGATATTTGAGTTCCTGTATTAGTAGACGTTTCTTGTTCTAATTTTTCGATATGCTCTAAAAGTTCAGAAGGTATGTATTTTCGAATACCGATACATTTCACTTTGACATTATTAGAAAGAACCCAATCTTTCATCTCTTTCAGTAAGTCTTTTGCACAGTTCAGAATATGAGTCAACTCTTTTTTAGGTCTGTTCCAGTTTTGCACAGAAAGGGCATAAAAGGTAACATAGGGTATTTTTCTTTCACAGCATGCTTTCATGATAGTGTTCGCCGTATGTCCTCCCCGCGTATGCCCTTCTATCCTTGGCAATCCTTGGCGCGTAGCCCACCGTCCATTACCATCCATGATAAAGGCGATGTGGTTCACCATTTCTTAATTCAGCTAAAGAAATCTCTTCATTTATAGCATAACATAACACACTGTCGAAGCTACTGGTTCACACTGAAGCGATACGATTACGCGCAAACCTTTGGAAGAGCGCACTTCCAAATATCAAGCCATTTTATGCTGTGAAATGCAATAATCTTCCTGCAGTTCTGAGAACACTCTCAGAATGTGGCACGGGGTTTGACTGCGCTTCGTCCGACGAGTTTGAACGGGTTAAAGGGCATGAAATCATTTATGCAAACCCCTGTAAATCTAGGAGTGAACTCATTAAAGCAAGAGATGCAGGAGTCAAATACACTACATTCGACTCTTTTGCAGAACTTCTAAAAATAAAAGAAATAATACCTGATTCCAAACCTATATTGCGCATACATGTAGATGACAAAGGTGGTGCAAGAATACCTTTGAACAAAAAGTTTGGTCTCTCCATAAAAGATGCACATATTCTGAAAAACTGTCCAACCATATATGGAATTGCATTTCATGTTGGCAGTGATTGCACTTCTACCATTGCGTATGAAAGTGCGTTTGCAAGCGTTCGACAGTTCTTGACCCTCTTTGAAGGGAATCCTGTGTTTGTTCCTGAATTACTCGATATCGGTGGAGGATTTTCTGGTAGTGTGAAGAACAATACATTTTTTAAAGATGAAGTAGCCCCTTTAATTCAAAAAGAGATTGCCAATCTTCCATTTGAACGGGTTATTGCAGAACCTGGTAGATTTTTTGCCGAAGAAGCATGTTCAATGCATGTAGAAGTCATTGGCAGAAAAACACTTCCAGATGGTACTGAATCCATCACTATAGATGAATCAGTATACGGTATATTTTCAGGAGTCCTTTTCGACGACTTCAAACCTTCTTTCGAATGTCTTACTAGAAAAGATGAAGATCTACAACCTTTTACCATCTTCGGTCGCACTTGCGATTCCGCAGATCGTATAGGTCAGAATGTTTTATTACCATCGAATATCAATGATGGCGATATTTTGAAAGTACCCTCAATAGGAGCATACTCTTATGTTTCCGCTTCTGAATTTAATGGGTTTCCACGTTCCGAGGTTCAAGAACTTTTGTAACCGTGTTTACGTCCCAAATAATTCCTATCCGCTTTAGCAGTCTTAGATGTTTTAGGACTCGTTCTCTTTGTGTACACCGATAAAGCATTAAGCTTGCGGTATACAGAAAGCGCTCCATACTTCTTGGTAGCTTTATTCAGTGCTCTGTGTCTTGAAGTTGCCTTCTTTGTGAAAGAATAGCCTACATCTGATAACTCTCCCTCGTGTAATTTTCCTATTCCATTCGGAAAACCCTTACCAGCTTTTCCCATATCCTTGATACAGGCTCCCTTCACATGAACACCATTTTTCTTGGTGTATGACTTACGATGGATCTTTCCAGACGGACACTTGTGCATTTATAACCAATAGCATCTTATTCTTTCCAAGAACATGAAAGACTCATTGAACACCTTGCTGAAATCATTTCCATTATCAGACATAGCCAAAACATGATATAAAACTGGATTCTTTGCAGAAAAGAACATAGGCTTGGTAGTATCAAACTTCGGCTTTAGATCAGGATAAATCTCATCTCCAGCTACTCTTCCTGTCAGGTTTGTGGCGATGAACTCGAGAGGCTCTTTCTTCAGCTCTTCAAGCTTGGGGGATGTTCCGATTGTGACATCTGTACCCTTCTTCAACTGAGCCAAGATCTTGGGTATATCGAAATCTGTAGGCATCTCTGTCTCTTTTTCAGACTGAGCAATATTCTTATCTGCAGTAGCCTGTCTCTTTCCATATTTGTTGTCGAAGGGTATCACATCAAACATTTTAGCACCTTCTTTATTTTTCAGAGCTGAAAGATACTCTAAATAAGGTCCTATTGTTGAAACAAGATCCTTTGTAGGAAAGATCACAAACTCGTATATCTTTCTTCCAATACGATCGCATTCCGCATCTACAATGCATTCACAGTTTGCTTCGACAAGACTGTCATAGTACTGAGGGCTTCTATTCGCAGCTGCACCTGATTCTGCAGCCACATCTTCTCCGGTCAAACACTCTGGATGTTCGATTATAGACTTTTCTACACTCGTGTTATCAGGTTTCTGGAACAGATAGTTATCGGTCAACCAAAGATATTCGATAGGAAGCTGAATATAGGAGAGAGGTAACTGATACTTGAAAATATTGAAAGCAAGAGATATCACGCGATCATCCGCCTTTCCAGGATTCGCAACATTCGAAAGAGTCCATGTTTCAAGAAGATCTAAACTTGCAGGTGTGTTCGCAAAATACTGAATACCGCCAGAAGTCTCAAACGTATAAGGGTCAAAGCATATTTCTCCGGTCAAATACTTTCTATTCGCACGAGGATCGATATTCCATCCACGAGCCATGAAATCCATTCCATCCATATCAAATATTTTGGGATACACATTTGCTCTCATATCTCCATCAATATACACAACAGCAAGATCGGAGCCGTTAGGTCCCTTTCCTTTGCATGCTTCTAACGCTTTTTTGATGAATGCAGGTTTACCATTGATAGCAGCCTGATAAAGAGGGCGTCCGAAAGGATATTCCTGAGTCAAAAAGTTGCAGTTTGCCTTTTTGCAATCCTCTTCAAACCGAGAAATCATTTCTTCAAACTTGAGTGCAGGTGTCTTGCGATATAAACGGTCTTTTGCTTCTTCTTTTGAAATACCCAGATCTTTTGAAACATTGTCTATTTTTGTGGTACGAATGCTTTCCATTTCAGCCTCCACTTCAGCAGCCTTTTCAGCAGGATCAGCAATTGTTTTGATATAATCGTATCCTTCAATCTCTGTCTTTTCCTCTTTCTCGTATGCTGCACAAGGATGTTCAACATTTCTGTTGATATTCCCGCGTCCCCACCAGTATGTCGCTATTACGAACTTACTTTCAGGATTGACAATAGTAGGATCGGGGAGTTTAGTAGAGTTTACAATATCGATTACCTCTTTTGCTTTTGCGATACGATCGACATCGGTGACAGGTGCAGCAGGAGCAAGAACAGGACCAGAAGAGGATACAGGAGCAGGGATGTTTGGAGATACAGTTCCCTCTTCTAAATTAAGAGTAGCAGTGGAAGTAGAAGATTCAGCAGGAGTCTGGGATATTTTAAGATTATCTTTTACCTTTGTATTCAATGTTTCAACATGTCCCTTAAGTACAGTCTTTAAAGATTCAGCTGCTTCAGGATTAACCTTTTCGGCAACATGAGCTGTTGCTTTTTCTACAAGGGTATTTGCATGATCTGTGAGTGTACCAAGTGCCTTCGTTTTGAAATCAGTAATAGATTTTGATTTTATAGCATTGTCAGCATGCTGTTTTAATGCGTCTGTGGTGCTTGAAGCAAGGGTAGTCACATGACCCTTCAAGGCTGTGTTCAAAGATTTAGCCATTTCAGGACTAACCTTTGTAGCAATATGCTCTGTGGCTTTATCGATGATGGAATGACCATGTTTTTCTAATAAAGAAGAAGCTTTACCCAAAAGTGCAGAAGTGTGATCCTGCAAGTCTACTTTCGGAGTCTTCTTCGTGAGTTGAGTTGAAATAGAACGTTGACCTCCCTTCTTCGTGAGCATTCTGGCGCGATACCTCTCCATTATACATTGCATCCAAAATGGATTTTACAGTTCTACGTCACTTTCAAATAATATAACATGAACATTCTGAACAATATTCGGTACGCTTTGAACAACAGTACTCCTGTCAATGAGTTCTATATATGGGTTCTGAATCATATGGATCTTCCAAAGATTATGACTCGACTTATTGAGGGTTCACCCAAGGTTGTGTTTGCTCAATTTGATATACGTGAACGTCTTCCTGAGTCTGGCAGATTTGTACTAGATATGTTTGATGCTTTGGGCGTTCAAGTATTGGAATCATTCTTTGGAAATATCAAAATCTATCGTAGACGCAAACCTTATCATACTGGCGGCGGTTATACAAATCTTTCAACAAATACATACCAAATTGTTCTTCAGTTTAAACCCGATTCTATGCATATAGATTATCAGCGTGATAATGATACATTCAGTGTAAATCTTTAAAGACAAGCAGCTATGATAGACAATGGCAGGAATACTCTTCACAAATGAAAAACTTTTTTTAGCTGGATACAAATCGTTCAAAGGCTATATCACAGGCATCGGTGGAAAACAAAAGAAAGATGAATCTCTTTTTGCTACAGCAATCAGAGAAACACTCGAAGAACTACTCTGCATTGACAATGTAGACTCGTTTGAGCTTGAACTCTTTGAAAATAACATTAAACCTTTCAAATCTTTTGAAAACGCAGGATACACACATTTTTGCTGTACTTTTACAGATTTGACTCTTTTTTTGAAATTTGCATATGTTATTCGAAAGAAAACACAGTTTTACGATTTGTTTCCATCATCATTAGAAGAACTTCTGCTAGAACGAAAAAATGCAGAAGACTCTGAGATTTCTCATTTAGCTATTTTACCTTGTGTTCAAAATGTTGTTATCGCAAAACATTTAGTAGACGACATTAACCTCTACGAGAAGCTTGCTTCCATGAAGTAGAACAGACTGCACACTGATACATCCATACAACATTCTCTTTATCAATCTTTACACCGACAATATCAGATTCCTTACCGCGCGTAGGGCACTTTTCATTCGGACACTCGATTGTGTTGAAACGAGGAAGAGTAGGGTCCTGAGAAAGATAGGGGTTCGCTGCGAGTCTGGCAGTAGCATCCTCTCTCAGATTATGTTCATACAAGAGCGCCGGAGCATCTTCGCTATAAGAACACTTTCTACATTTCAGCTGAACATGTCCACCCTCGCTCTGCTCGATGGTATAAAGCATATTTTTGCAATCAGGACAGAACTTCATATTGTACTATAAAAGATTCAAAGTTTTAAGATTTATCCATTTTGTATGAAACGGATTCGGCTCGACTCTTTTTCTGTGGAGACTACATACTTAAGGATACAATGCCTGTTACCGAGACACTCGTCAGTTTCTTGGAACGCAAGCGTGTGCAGGGATCCGAAAAGCACACTCACACGTCTATGGGTGCTTCTCCCAAAGATATGGGGAAATACTATATCGGAGATGATGATCTTGAAGAATTTTACAATCTTTACCACGACTATGTTGAGGTTTCTAGAAACAAAATTTGGCTCATCGAGGCACCTACTCAGATAGGTCCTATGCGTGTTGATTTGGATTTCGCATATGATGATGAAATTCGTAAGAATCAGCACACACAGGACCAAATGATCCAATTCTCTAAGAAATACGTCTCAGCCCTTCGCTCATACGTTCAAGTCCCTTCTAATCTCGACGTTTACGTCATGGAGAAGAAACGCCCCACTACCAAGAAAGGCGGTCTTGTTTCTGGAGGTGTTCACGTTATCATCCCTTCTATCCGTTCTACTAAACATGTTGAAAAGTCTATCCGTGACATTCTTATGACCGATATGGGCGAGATCTTTAACGATCTTCCTCTCAAGGAAAAAGAGTGGGACAAGGTCTACGATAAGGGTATTGCAAACCGTTCTGTAGGTTGGACCATGTATGGCGCTTCAAAGCCTGATGGTCTTCCTTATCGCACTGCTTACTGCCTTCGTTTCACTGAAGATGATATTGAAGTAGTCAATGTTGAAAGCGATGTTGAACCCGAACTCCTCAAACTTTACAGCACTCGTGTGACCGACTCTAAGTTGGAGACTCCTATGACTGAGAAGGCAAAGGAAATCTTCGGAGAACTTCCTGAGACATCTGAAAATGTTCGCATTTCTGGTGGTGGTGCTGTCAAGCCCGGTCGTGGACGTCCTGCTGAACGCAAGATACCTGGAAGCAGAGACTCTTCTCCCAATCCCGGCATGATTCTTCGTCCTTTGACAGATGAAGAACGCGCATACTATCATCAGCATGTTATGAATCTTTCAAATGCTCGCACAGAAGATTACCACGAATGGGTGATTGTGGGTCAGTGTCTCAAAAACATTCATCCCGATCTCTACGACGAGTTTGAAGAGTTCAGCAGAAAGAGCGATAAGTTCAATCTTCGCGAGTGCATGAAACAGTGGAACGCTTTCAGCTTCAGAAACGATGGTCAGAAAGTTCAGATCGGTACTCTGCTCTACTTGTCTCGTCTCGACAACCCAGAAAACTACAAGGACATCCAAGATCAGAATATCCTCCGAAAGGTTGACACGTCTATCGGAGGTACCGAATATGATATCGCTTCTGTTGTGTATGCAAAGTTTAGCGATGTCTACAAATGCGTATCCTTCGGTAAGAATGTTTGGTTCAAGTTCACGGGTCACGTTTGGCATGAGCTAGATCGCGGTGTTCAGCTTCAACAGGAGCTCTCTACTGAAATCTGGAAGGTCTTCAAGAATCGTGCTCGTTTCTACGGAAATCAGCTCACAGATGGTTCTCTTCCTATGTGCAATACCAAGGATCCCAAAGCCTGTGGTTGCCAGTTCTGCGAATGCTCAATGAAGGAAGCTTCTTTCCTCCAAGTTTGCACTAAACTCAAGACTACAAAGTACAAAGAGAATGTTATGAAGGAATGCAGAGAACTATTCCTCGATGAAGCATTCGTAAAGAAAGTCGATGAGAACCGTCAACTCTTGGCTTGCAGGAATGGTGTATTTGATATGAAAACTCTTCAGTTCCGCGATGGTAAACAGGAGGATTATCTCTCGTTCACTACTGGTCTTGACATTGATTCAAATCTTCATTATACTCAATATCCTTGCTGGAATGAGGTAGACAAGTTTATCAAGGATGTACTTCCAAATGTTATCGTTCGAAACTATTTCATGGGTCATCTTGCAAACTGTCTCTCTGGTGCTGCATGCCAGCGTTTCCACATTCTCACAGGTACTGGTTCAAACGGTAAGTCTATGTTGATGAATCTTGTGGAAACAGCTCTCGGAGATTACGCTTGCAAGGTTCCTATCTCTCTGATCACTCAGGGCAGAAACAAGTCTTCTGCTGCATCTCCCGAGGTTATCCGTTTGAAGGGTCGTCGTTTCATCACTATGCAGGAACCCGATGAGGCTGTTCCTATCAATACGGGTCTTATGAAAGAGTTGACTTCTTCTGAAAAGATTCTGTCTCGTGATTTGTATGCCGGTTCAAAGTCTATGATTGAGTTCGAGCTTCAGGGTAAGTTCCATCTTGCATGTAACGATAAGCCCAAGGTGAACTCGAATGATGGAGGTACTTGGCGTCGTTTGGTTGTTATCAATTTCATGTCTAAGTTCGTTCAGAATCCTCTTCCTGGACAGTTCAAACTCGATACATCTATTGAACACAAGGTAAAGTCTGAAGCGTGGGGTCGTGCATTCTTGGCGTATTTGATCAACGTGTACAAGGAGAATGCAGGATTGGATATCTCTCCTCCCGATCTTGTCATGGAATACACATCCGAGTATCGTGAAGAGAATGATGCTATCACCAAGTTCGTGCGCGAGTGTACTCGTACTGTTGATGAAGGCGAGGTTGTTGTTTCCGTACGTCGTGAAGTACTGACGGATGCATTCAAACAGTGGTGGGAATCGAATCGTGGTACTCGCGATTGGAGAATCCAAGAGATGATGAAGGCGATCGAAACAACATACGGTAAATATCAGCGTGGTGGATGGAAATCGTTCCAACTCCAACAAGATGATGAGTAAACATTTACTTAAAAATATACATATCCTCCCTTACGCGCCTTTCTGGTTCTGCGCACTTTACGGGTCTTTCTCTTCCCCCCTAAAACACGTTTAGCAGTTTTGCTGATTAACTTTTTCAACTTCTGTAACATTATCTTCTGCGCATATTTTTACGCGTAGCCCTTCTCTTACCACCCTTGCGAGTCCTGCGTCTTCTGCGACCAGCAGTCTGAGTGAGAGGAGGTGAAACAGGCGCGGACTCTGTCATCGGCACAGGAGCTCCACTCACCTTTGATTTCACAGTACTTACAGCACCACTGACAGCACCAGTCACACTATCAACAGCACCGCTTATAGCATTTCCTATGTTTTCTAAAAAACTCATTTATACCTTCACTGGTAGATTTTTCTTAGGTACTTGCTGGCATACCTTTCAAGAATATGAGCTGTTACAAACACCATTAGTAATGCCAACCCGAGACTCAATGTGTGGACCATAATGTCCCCTAATTTTATGGTAACACCGCTTGTTAATGTAAATTTGAAATCATGTGCCTCTTTTGCTGTCTCGAAAGGCGACAACATAGGTATTAACAAATCACGGATTACAGCTGTGAAAAAGTCGGACATCACTGTTCCGAGATATATCGCTAATGCAGAAAGTAAAAGTAACTCTTGACCGGTCTTCATTCTTAATCAAAACGGATACATTTTTATGCGATCAACAGGAATACCATACAAGCTAGAATGAACGCATTTGCTACAGTCTGCCTTTCTCTCGAGAACGCTAAGGTTACCACAAATTATAAGACATTTGTGGTATACAAGTCCGAGAACGAACCTCTTGCTTTTGTAGCTTTCAATCACAACAATGAAATGAGTGCCAACTATTATCATTCAAATGTTACTAGTATGATTGGGTTCAACATCAAGTGCGATACAGAGAAGGTAATTGAGTTAACACCTGAATCCTTCATCCGTGAAGTTAATGTACGTACTGGACACTATAACTATAAAACTGCAAAATATGAAGATGCTAGTATTGAAAAGATGGGTTCCAATATTCCTATCCTAACAAGTTTCGACACCTCTGGATGGAACGAGATCTTTGCTGAAAAGTTTGATAGCTCATGGACGAATGTTTGCAAGTATGTCTACTACAACAAAGCTCAGCTGAAGTACGGTATGCAGAAGCGTACATTCAGACAGGATAATAACAGATGTGTTCCTACAAAGGATGGTGTTCTGTTCTCATTAACCAATGAAACCAAGTTTGATATGAATGAGTCTTGCACTATTTGCGGAATCTCTATTGCATGGATTGTTCTAAATTGGATGAAGGTTGATAAGACTAGTTCCAAGAAGTCTATCATCGATCCTGCTCTTAAGAATCTGTTTCTGAGGCTCTACAATACTAAAAAATATTACACAAACAGCGGTATTAGGTTCTATTCTCAGGATGATAATGATACTATGACAGAATATATTGTGTTCAAGTCTTATGCTTATGCTAAAGGTGTTATTAATAAGCGTCTAGACAATGATGAGCTTCAGAAGCTTCTTGAGAATCCGAATGTTTGGTATGCTCCTCGTTGGGGATACAATCTCGTACGTGCGCCTCTCCTCACAAACAAAGATACGGAATAAATAATGGACACACGGTTTTGGGGACCAGCAGGTTGGCAATTATACCATCTGATTGCTGAAACATATAATGAAAAAAAACAAGAGAAATATGAACTATTTTTCAATGCTATGAAGTTCGTATTACCTTGTAGATTTTGCAGAGAGAGCTCTGCTAATTTTTTAGATCAACTACCTATTCATTCTTCTATGAAGAGCAAAAACACTCTCACAAAATGGTTGTACGATTTCCATAATCTTGTCAATCATAAGCTGAGAGTGCAATGTAAAGAGGATCCGAAAGTGATCTGTCCTCCTCCCGATCCTTCGTATGAAAAGGTAAGAGAGGTCTATAAAGAATTGTTGAGTGTATCACCGAATGCACCTCCAGGATTAGATTTTTTGTTTTGTGTTGCATACAACTATTCTGACTCACCTTCAACAGATACTGTACAGGCATATTTTCATACATTCAAGGGTCTTGCACAAATATATCCGTATCCTGAACTTAGAAAGATAATCAAGAAACATAGTGTTCAATATCCTGTTGAAAATGCCTTAAAATCAAGAGAACAGCTCCTGCATTGGTGGTACAATCTTGCAAAGAAGTTGTGTGCTTCTACAGGATTTGAGATAGGATCGTTCAGAGGAACACTTCAGAAATATGGAAGGATCAAAAGCTCATGCAACAGAGGAAAGACATGCAGAAACGGTAGAAAGATCAGAGATCATGCAAAGACTTTCAAGATCACACATGAACGTTTAGTACATTTACCTTCTAGTGTCAGGCTTGAGTAGATCCGATATCTTTATTATTATTTCTTTCGGTGGGAGGGGTTCGATTATGATAGGAAATGGTCTCATTTTATATATATATATTAAAGATAAACAATGTCTTTTAGTAGTGGTGGTATTAATTATGTAGTTACCTCTGCAACCACTGTAAGGGTGGGTATTAGTTCACCTCTAGCTGCTAGTTATAATATTCCGCTTACGGTAACTAATGGTCCTAATACTTATTCAGTAACAAGTATTGGAAATGCTGCTTTTCAGAATTATTTAGGTTTAACATCTGTAACTATTCCAAATTCAGTAATAAGCATTGAAGACAGTGCTTTTTTTGGTTGTTCTGCTTTAACATCAATAACTATTCCAAACTCGGTCACAAGTATTGGAATTTCTGCCTTTCAGTATTGTTCTGCTTTAACAGGGCAGCTAACTATTCCAAACTCAGTAACAAGTATTGGAATTAATGCTTTTGTTAATTGTTCTGGTTTGACAGGGCTGCTAACTATTCCAAACTCACTAACAAGTATTGGAAATAGTGTCTTTCAAGGTTGTTCTGGTTTAACATCGGTAACTATTCCAAATTCAGTCACAAGTATCGCAAGTCAAGCTTTTTTTGGTTGTTCTGGTTTAACATCAATAACTATTCCAAACTCAGTAATAAGCATTGGAGATTTTGCTTTTTTTGGTTGTTCTGGTTTAACATCAGTAATCTGTAATACTGTTACACCTTTGGGAATAAGTGCAAATGTGTTTACTGGTGTAAACCAAAGTGCTTGTACTTTAATGGTTCCTGTTGGTACCGTGGGAGCCTATCAATCGGCGCCTGTTTGGCAGAATTTTAATCCTATCACCGATAAAATAACTGTCAATGCTGTTGTAAACAGTTCTACTCAAGTCACTGTAAATTTCACTGACCTTACCAACGGCGAAGGTGCTACAGACTACAATATATATGTTGTACCTGATGGTTCACCACAGCCAACAATAACAACTCCTATTAGTGCTACTGTTCCTGTTGCACCATCACCTCTACAGGCTACTGTTAGTGGATTAATGATTCCAAACGCTGAATATGATATCTGGGTTTTTAGTATAAATGGTTCGAATATTTTGCGTACTGGTTTTGATGCTCTAATATCCCCCGATCCACCTGGAGTCACTGCTGTTGCAACCAGCCCTACTCAAGTCACTGTTACTATCACACCTCCCACTAACACTGGAGGTTCACCCATTACGCAATATGATGTAATTACTTTACTTTCTACTGATCCAGCACCATTACCCATTGCTCCTACTGGAACTATTGTTTCTGCTGGACCTAATATTATTACGGGATTATTGCCTAATACAGCATATACATTCTATGTTAGAGCCACAAATAGTGACGGATATAGATCATTATTCGGATCAGCTAGTGCAACAACATTTGGTAACCTTAACCCTGATCCGCCTGGAGTCACTGCTGTTGCAACCAGCCCTACTCAAGTCACTGTTACTATCACACCTCCCACTAACACTGGAGGTTCACCCATTACGCAATATGATGTAATTACTTTACCTTCTGGTTCACCTGCACCAAATCAGTCTACTCCTACTGGAATTATTGTTTTTGCTGGACCTAATACTATTGGGGGATTATTCCCTATTTCTTCATATGATTTTTATGTTAGAGCTACAAATAGTGCTGGATTTAGTTCGAGTTTTGGATTAGCTAGTGCAACAACGCTTCCTAGTCCTAGTCCTGCACCAGCCCCTTCACCCGTATGTTATGCAAAAGGTACTCTTATAGGTACTTCCAGAGGAATGATACCTATTGAAAAGCTTTTAATGTCTGATAAACTTAGAACATACGATCGTATCGAAGAAAGTATGTTTAAACCTGTACACGGTGTTCCTGTTAAAACACTCACAAGAGTAGAAGACACTCGATTCAAAAATAGATTTTCTGATATCAAGTTCATAGGTCATTTTACTGTGAATATCATCAATGAACATACCGCACCTATTTGTATCTCCAAGAATGCACTGGGACATTCTAAACCTGAAATAGATCTTCTAGTGTCTCCCAATCATTCTATGTTGCTCGGTAATCGTTTAATCTATGCCAAAAACTTGGTAAATGGAAATACCATCTATCAGGATATGTCATTTGAAAAGATAGAGTATTTCCATGTTCTGTCCGATGATCATTATATCATTAATGCAAATGGAGCAATGTCTGAAACATTAGGATCTGAAGAGATTGCTATCTTTGAAGCCTTAGAATCGTTACCCGTACATGTTGAAATACCTACAAACACAAAATATGACTTCAAAACTATACATATAAAAGAAGATGTGGAAGTCATGGAATTTGAGTTAATACCCGAATATAATTTTACTGAAATGGCTTTTTAATGACCTAATTTAATTTATAATTAATTAAACATAAACAAATGGCAACATTACTTGCACCTAGTACTGTACCTTCATCAGGGTTGTATGACTTTCAGACTGGTACTTATACTTTGTCTGGTCTTGCTAAACTCGATATAACGCTTATTGGTGCTGGTGGAGCTGGTGGTAATGGTAATGAATTTAATGGTGGTGCTTTTGAATTTAGAACTGGTGGTGGCGGTGGTGCAGGAGAACTTATAACTGTTCCCACAATCTATACTACATCATCCACCTTAAGTACAACTCTAGGTGTTGGTGGAGTGGTTGGTAATAATAATGGAAATAATGGTTCAGATGGAACCAATACAAGTATTGATGTTTCAGGAACTACTTATACTGCACAAAGCGGAAAAGGTGGTAAAGGTGGAAATAATGCAGCACTCATCGTATCTCCTGGATTTACTGTTGCAGACGGAGGCGATGGAGGAGCACCCAATTTAAAAGGAGGTCGTGGTTCTATCACATTTAATAGTGGTCCTAATGATAATAACGGGTGGGGCTCAGATAATGGAGCCAATTCTACAGGTTCTACAGGACGAGGAATGGCAACGGGTTTTCAAACTAATTCTGATATTAACTTTTGGAGAAAAGGTGGTGGTGGAGCTGCTTTACCCAGTCCCTATAATACTGGCGGAGGTAATGGTGTTGGACTGGGTGGAAACAAAAATGGTCAAACATATGGTGGAGGTGGTGGAGGTGGTATACATATAATTTCTGGTAGTGGTGTTGATCTCAAAGGAGGTAATGGTTTCGACGGAAGAGCTCTTGTAAATGTTACATACCTGAATGATCCCACTATAACTAGTTTTACATCACCTAGTTCAGGACAGTTAACTCTTAACTATACCGTTAATGATGCAATCTTAAATGGATATTCTGCACAATTATATTTGGGCGGGGCTGTATATGGTTCAGCACAAACTGGAACAATTACAGGTACTTCTGGTAGCGTAACTTTTACTGGTTTACCAAATGGTGCAGGATTTAGTGTAAAAATTAAAGCAACCCCAGACGGGGGTGTAAATTACACAGGTGAAACCACTTCCTCAGTTGTTGGTCCATTCGGATTACCAGCATTGCCTTCTCCCGCTGGAACTATACAAAATATATCAACAACAACTGCTGATTTTGTTGTAAATTCAGTGACACCCACATTGATTTATAAGTTATTTGTTTTCAATCCAGGGGTTGCATTTCCATCGGCATTTTCTTCGGCTCTGATTATAGCTACTTCTACAAGTTTGACAATACCTATATCAGGACTATCGCTTAATAGTACATATGAATATTCATTGCAGGTAAGTTCATCATACAATAATTTTCAGGATTCTTATGCTAATCCGTTACCAACTTTTACAACATTGAATGTTGTACCTCCTACTATAAATTCAGTTACTCCTGGTAACAATTCCCTTGCTGTTAACTTTACACCTGTTACTCAAGGTGCAGGTATAACTGTTACAAATTATACTGTTGCACTCTCAAGTTTAACACCTAATGCAGTAATTCCTTCATCTCAAACTGTAACAGGCTCTATTGGAGTTTCACAGAACACTAATTTTACAGGTCTTACAAACGGTGCATTATATACTGCAACTGTTACTGCAAATAGTTCATCTGGTAATAGCAGTTCAACTGCTACAGGTACCCCGAATGGACCTCCTGTTGCTCCTGCAATTACTACTATAACTAATAGTGTACCCAATCAGCTTGTTGTTAACTTTACACCAAGTACCAGCCCAACACCTTCCTATGTTACAGGATATACTGCAGAATTAACTGCTCCTGGACAAACCACTATAACAACTTCTTCACCTGGTGTTACAGCTTCTCCCATAACTGTGACCGGATTAATATCGGGCGTTACATACTCTGTTATTGTAAAAGCAAATTATGGATCAGGATTATCTGTTAACTCTGCAGCTGTTTCTAAAATTGTTACTGGTCCCGCCGCTCCTGTCACTATAACTTCTGTTACTTCTGCTAATGCTTCATTAACCGTTGTTTTTAGCCCAAGCGCTACTCCAGCAACTCAATTAGGAAATTACGTTATAACTTTAACACCTGCATCTGGACCATCTGTTACTCAAAGTGTTAGTCCGACCATACCTGGTTCTGGCGTATTTAGTGTACCTATTTCTGGTTTGAATAATTATGTCACATATACTGCTTCTATTTCGACGGTAGGAACAGGTACAAACGTTACTAATACCCCTGTTGCTTCAACAAATACTCTTTCAGGAACACCCCAAGGTCCTCCTGCTGCTGCTACAATTACTTCTATAGGTACCAGCACATCCAATCAGCTTGTTGTTAATTTTACACAAAGTCCTACACCTTCACCTTTAACAAATTTAGCTCCGTATATAGTTTCACTCACAGCACCTGCTGGTTTTCCAAGCGTTTCACCAATCAATGTTAATCCCACCGCTCCCTCTGCACCTCTTTCCGCTACATTCACAGGTCTTGTGAATGGTGTAACATACTCTGTCATTGTTACTACCGATCCATCTGCAGTTGGAATAGCTTCTACTCCTTCTACTGCAGTATTGGGTACGCCTGTTGGTCCTCTTGCACATCCTACAAACGTTACTACAACAGCAAGTAATGAACAGTTAAGTGTTGCATTCACCGCCGTTAACCCTGTAGCAACCATTTATACTGCTACTGCTACTGCTGCAGGTTACCCTACAGTATCAAATACATCATCATCATCACCCATAGTTCTTACAGGTCTAGTGAACTTTGTAGATTACACTGTTACCGTTGTAGCATCACACAGTAATCCACTTCTTGGTGGCAGTACACCACCTGTTGGATTTCCATCAACTCTTGGCACACCTTCTGGACCTCCTGATCCTGCTACAAACGTAACTATAGCAGCAGGCGGTGATGGAGAATTAGTAGTAACATGGGATCCTAGTGCAACTCCTCCTTCCGCTATAACCTATTCTGTTAATCTCACAAGCACTGTACCTGGTACATCTCCGCAGACATTAAATGTAACACCTCCGAATCCATCTACTGGTCCTCTTTCTGTAACATTCCAAGGGTTGTTGAATGGTGCATCATACAGTGCTGTAGTTTCTACTATTGCAGGCAGCAATCCTCCTGCAAATGCTCCCACTGTATCTGGTATACCTTTAGGTATTCCTACACAGCCATTTGTTGTTGGTCAAGCTGGTAATGAAGCAATATTCGCAACAGTTACTCCAAGCATTAATCCATTGTCTTACATTGATTTTTACACTATTAACTTAACATCAAGTGGCACTCTCGTTGATTCTTATATTATTAATGTAACCAGTCCTACTACTCCACCTAATTATACTTATTTGTTCACAGGTCTTAACAACACTTTAACGTATAGCTTAGAAGTTGTTGCAACTGCAGTTAACCCTCTATTCATAAATACTTCTCCAACAAATAATTTACAACCCACTTTAGCACCTCCCCAGAACGTAGTAGTTACTCCTGGAGTTGGTCAAGTAGTTGTATCGCTTTCCGATAACTTTAACAGTTCATCTCAAACATTATACGGGGTATACGTGTATGAAAATTCACCGATTTCTCCTCCTCCATCGCCTGTACCTATGTTAACAGGATTGACGTTTAATGACTTACCTATTGTTATCAGTGGTCTTCCTAACGATGTAGAATATGTATTTTCAGTATTTGCATATGATGTTAGCAATGCCGCTGCTGTTGAATCAACACCCTTCTTCGATCCTGCTTTCAATTCCCTTGTAGAGGAAGCTCAAAATGAATTTGGCACACCTTTTGCTCTTAAAAGTGCCGTATGTTATGCTAGAGGCACATTAATCGGAACTGATAGAGGATTTGTACCCATTGAAAATTTATTAATGTCGGATAAACTCAGAACATATGGATGTATCAAAGAAAATATGTTCACACCTGTACACGGTGTTCCTGTTAAAACTCTAACAAAGATCGATGATTTGAGAATAAAAAATAGATTTGCGAACATCAAATTCATAGGAAAATTCACTGTGAATGTCATGCACGAAATAACTGCACCTATTCGTATAACCGCTGGTGCTTTAGGAAAAAATCAACCTGAAAGAGATCTTCTTGTATCTCCTAATCATTCTATGCTCGTAGGAGATCGTTTAATATTCGCCAAGTTTTTGGTTAATGATTCTACCATCTATCAGGATATGTCTTTTGAAAAGATAGAGTATTTCCACGTTCTATCCGATAATCATTATGTCATTAATGCCAATGGTGCTATGTCTGAAACATTGGGTTCGGAAGAGATTGCTATTTTCGAATCTTTATATTCGTTCCCTGAGTATATTGAAACACCTACAAACTCAACTTTAAAACATAAGACTACACGACATGATGTAGATCTTATAAATTTTAATTCTTATACATTTACTGAAATGGCTTTTTAATAAAAAATATAGTTAAAAACTATAAAACAATGTCAGGTCCTACTCCTCCTCCCCCTGCTGTTACTATAACAAGTATAGTACCAGGGAATGATGCATTATCAGTATATTATACTGGAGGTGCTCTTCCGTATATGACATATCAAGCTGATGGTAATACAAGTCCTCCAACACTAATATATTATGCAGGAGGTGTAAGTCCTATTCGTATTTATAGCTCAAATACTACTACATTAGCAAATGGTACTACTTTATCTGTTCTGATTAATACATATCAGCATATTAATGCAGATGGTAGTGGTCCACTTGTTGCCAATGGTGTCACTCCTTCTACTAATACTCTTAGTGGAACTGCAGGTTCTACTATTAATTTTATACTAACTCCTAGTGTTAGTATTGCAAGTAGTAGTGGTCAGCTTATCGTAACTTTTGATAAAGCTCTTAATAATCCGAGTACAACAAGATATCAAATAGAAGCCGATGATGGCACTAATCCACCTATTGTTACTGGTTATCTAACAAATTCACAAATACCTGCTACTTCGAGCGGTCTTACACCAAATATACCTTATACAATAACAATTAAAGCTTATTCATTTGTCGCTCCCTCAACATATACACTCATCGATACGTTTACATTTCCTACTACATATACACCTGGTGAACCTCAATTAAAATCTGCTGCTGTATGTTACGCAAGAGGTACATTAATCGGCACTGATAGAGGAATGATACCTATCGAAGAGATCAGACTTTCAGATAAACTCAGAACATACGATTGTATCAAAGAAACGACATTCAAACCTGTAGGTGGTATTCCTTTCAAAACACTCACAAGAGTAGAAGACACTCGATTCAAAAATAGATTTGCGAATATCAAGTTTATCGGTAACTTTAGTGTAAATCGTATGAATGAAATGACTGCACCTATTCGTATCACCAAGAATGCACTAGGACATTTGAAACCCGAAATAGATCTTCTTGTATCTCCCAACCATTCTATGCTGATAGGAGATCGTCTTATCTTTGCTAAGAACCTTGTGAACGGTTCCACTATCTATCAGGATATGTCTTTCGAAACCATAGAGTACTACCATATCCTTTCAGACGATCATTACATTATAAATGCCAATGGTGCTATGTCTGAAACTCTTGGAACAGAAGAACTTAAACTCTTTGAGACTATGATATATGCTCAGTCTCAGGTTTACAAACCTTTAGCATTAGACAACAAATTTCACTTGCAGGATATTGCAACTTAAATAATAAAGCATTAAACTAAATGTCAGGAACGTTGACAGCTCAGTCACTCCAGTTTATAGATGGACTTAATCCTGTTTATAGTGGTCCGCCAATAACAGTCATGAATGATGGAGGTAATGCTATAGCTACAGATAGTGTTGGAAATGTATATGTTACTGGATATATTACTGGACCTTCTATTGGTACTACTACTATTCCTCCAACTAGTGTTTCATTTGCAGGTGTACCGTTTAATATACCTAACGTTAATGATGAAGCAATGTATATTGGAAAAATAGATCAAAATGGTGCACCCATTTGGTTAAGAACGCTTAATGTAACTAGTGCAACTACTGCAAATACTAGGGGACAGTCTATTAGTGTGGATAATGCTGGAAATGTATATATTACTGGGTATTCTAGAATGAATGTTGCTGTTAATAATATTAGATTTGGAATTTGTCAGAATACTTTAGCAGTCCCAGCTGAACCAGCACCTTCAAATCAAATTTACACCAAACCTTTAGCTACTGTAATGAATACTAACTTTTTAGTTTTATTAAAAATAGATACATCTGGAAATTTTGGATGGTTGCGAACACTTGATGGTACTGGTTCAGAACTTGGTTCTTCTATTTCTACAAATACAAGTAATGTTTATTTTACTGGTGTTAGTGACACTGCTGGTTTAATTTTAAATTATACACTTTGGGATATTTTAGGATCAGGAAGTCCATCAACTCAACCTTGGACCAAACCTGCTACTACTACAGGTGAATCAGTTATTATAGGACAGGTTAATCCGACTGGTGCTTTAACTTGGTTAAAATTACTTGATGGTATAGGTGGTAATCAACGAGGAAATGGTATTGCCGTTGAAAATAGTGGTGATGTACTGATTACAGGAGGTACAGATACAACTGGTACATCTATGGATTTTATAACATGTTATTTTGGAGCTCCTCCAACTCCTCCCAATCCATTACCTTTAACTAAAGTTTCAACGACTGGTAATTCTTTATTTTTATTAAAATTAGATTCAGGTGGAGGATTTACATGGATGAAAATACTAGATTCTGCACTTTCCGATGGGGGTGATGCTGTTACCATTCGATATGAAGTTCCTATAAAAATATATATTGCAGGATCAACAAAAGCTGAAAATACCATACTTTATTCAGAGGTAGTTTCAGGATCTCCTTCTCTTCCACAAACTTGGAATATACCTATGACGGGTTCACCTACTGGTCTAGCTTGTGCACTAGCAGCAAGAATAGACTTTAGCTCAGGAGATTTAGATTGGTTAAGCTTTTTATGTAGTACTTCTGCAAATGCATCAACAGGTATTGCTGTAAGCACTCAAGATGTATATGTTTCAGGTATTTATGCATTATCAGGGTCTGTTCAATTTGGAAAAGCTTCACAGGGAACACCAGCAGACCCACTAATACCTATTCTAGGACCCACTGTTCCTTCAATAGATGGTGGTTATATATTAAAATTGGACACATCGGGTAATTATGCAGAATTTAAACGGATTTATGTTAATACAGGTCCGAATAATTATAGAATAAATGGTATTACTGTTGATGTTTTTAATGATATTTATATTATTGGCGATACTAATCAAACTAGTAATATCCCACTTATTAATTTTGCAGATCAGACCTTCACAAAACCTACAACACAAGGAGAATCTGCATTTGTTGGAAAACTAAAAAATTTATCTCTATTTCCACCTATTAACCCTATATGTTATGCAAAAGGCACTTTAATCGGAACCGATAGAGGATTTGTACCCATTGAGGATATCAGGCTGTCCGATAAAGTTAGAACATACGATCGTATCGAAGAAAATATGTTCAGACCTGTACACGGTGTTCCTGTTAAAACTCTCACAAGAGTAGAAGATACTCGACTCAAAAACAGATTTGCGAAGATCAAATTCATTGGACATTTTACTGTAGATGCTATGAATGGAGATACAGCACCCATCTGTATAACCGCAGGTGCACTTGGAGAAAATAAACCCGAAAGAGATCTCTTTGTGTCTCCTAATCACAGTATGTTGATAGGTGATCGTCTAATATTTGCAAAAGATATGGTAAACGAAATAAGCATATATCAGGATATGTCTTTCGAAACCATAGAGTACTATCATATTCTATGCGATGATCACTATATCATTAATGCAAATGGTGCTATGTCTGAAACACTTGGAACAGAAGAACTTAAACTCTTTGAAACCATGATATACGCTCAATCGAAAGTGTATGAACCTTTAGCATTAGAGAATAAATATCATTTGCAGGATATCGCAACTTAAATAATAAAAGCATAGTTTAAACAATGTCGTTAACATTACCACCCACATTTGATTGGCTACAATCGGTAGTTGAGGGTGTTGGAGTTAGTACATATGATAGTGTAGACTCGGTTACTACAGACACTGCAGGGAACGTATATATATGTGGACAGACTGATTCACAATCTATTATCATTGGCGGAAACGAGTATTATCATCCCGCTAATGCTCTTTTATATTATTGCTATATAGCAAAGCTTAACTCTTTAGGCGCAATAATATGGTTGCGTTGGATAAGTGGTCTTGGTAGTATTCCAACACCTAGTATAACTCCTAATAAAATTACCACAGGTCTTGCTAATGTATACATAGTTGGACAGACTGATGTACCAACTATTTATGTTTATGATGGTCTAATAACACCACCACTAGCACTACCAGTAGTTCCAACAACACAAATAGTCGCATATGCAAACCTTAGTGGTACAACTTCAGCAGGATTTTTATTCAGTATTGATACTTCAGGTGCACCTCAGTGGTTTCGTTTTTTCGATTCATCAATTAGTGTTGAAGATATGGTTTCGGTTACAGTAGATCCGACAAATAATAACGTATGCGTGTGTTCTCGAGGAACTGGTACGACCACAGCAGCTCCACTTATTATTGATGATGGTACATTCATATCACCCATCATATTAACATTCTATCCACCGAACGTAGGAAATACTACAATCTTTGTGGCAGAATTTAGTAGTTCAGGTGTCTTTCAATGGCTGCGTTGGATAGATGGTACTAGTTCTGAAGAAGGAAATGAGCTAACTGCTGATTCTGCAGGAAATAAATACGTAACAGGGAATAGCGCTTCACTAACAGTTGCAATTTATACTGGTCCAATAACAACACCGCCATCACCGCCAGTACTACCTGTAGCTATTACATCATATACAAATCCTGTAGGTACAGGAGTTAATGATTCAGCATTTTTATTGAAACTTACTAGTGGGATAAGTCCTATTTCTCAATGGTTTCGTTTTTTTAGTGGTGTTACTATAGGTCCCACTGTGAATGGTAAGTCAGTTTCTACATATGGAGCGAATGATGTGTATATAACAGGAAATTCTGATTCTACTACACTTACTATTGTGGATGGTGCATCTGGTGGATCAACAATATCAACATATACAAGCCCTGTTGCTTCTCCTGGTGGTACTGAAAATGCAGCATTTATAGTACGACTTGATGCTACTGGTAACATACAATGGTTACGTTGGATTAATAGTGTCAATATTCCTCTTCCTCCTATTTATATTCAAGATGAACCTATTGAGATAACTACAGATTCTTCAGGTAATACATACCTTATTGGAAAAACTAATTATAGTGTTACACTTGATATTTATGAAAATACACCATTACCAATATCAACACCAACAACTGCTTTACAAACATATCCAAACCCTGGTATTGCATCTGGAGCCAATCAAGAATTTTTTGCATTAAAATTCAATAGTTCAGGTGATCCTCAATGGATACTTTGGATCGTAGGCAATGGAGGTGATAATGGAACTGGTATTAATGTACGAACCAATGGTGATATACATATAACTGGAACAAGCAATAAGCCTGATATTTATTTACGAGGATACGATGATTTTAATTCACTTTTCTTGTCAGAAGACTATATTGCTACTGATGGTACTACTTGGGGATTTATATTAAAGCTACGTCAACCACTTGCTCCTCTTCCGCCTTCTAATCCAGTATGTTACGCAAAAGGTACTTTAATCGCTACTGATAGAGGATTTTTACCGATTGAGGATATCAAACTTTCTGATAAAGTTAGAACATTCGGATGTATTGAAGAAACAATGTTCAGACCTGTACACGGTATTCCTGTGAAAACTCTTACAAGAGTAGAAGATACTCGAATAAAAAATAGATTTGCGAAAATTAAATTTGTTGGTCATTTTACTGTAGATGCTATGCATGGGAATAGCGCTCCCATTTGTATCACTGCTGGTGCTCTCGGAGAAAACAGACCAAATAGTGATCTTTTTGTATCACCCAATCATTCTATGCTTGTAGGAGATCGTATGATTTTTGCAAAAGATATGGTAAACGATATAAGCATCTATCAGGATATGTCTTTTGAGACCATAGAATACTACCATATCCTTTCAGATGATCATTACATCATAAATGCAAATGGTACTCTTTCTGAAACACTAGGAACAGAAGAACTTGCTCTTTTTGAAACCATGATATACGCTCAATCTAAAGTGTATGAACCTTTAGCATTAGAGAATAAATATCATTTGCAAGATATCGCAACTTAAAATAAAAGCATATAGTTTAAACAATGGCGTTACTACCACCCACATTTGATTGGATAGAATCAGTAATTCAAAATGGAGCTCAACCTTCTCCTGCTGGTTTTGATACTGTACAATCGGTTACCTCAGATAGTGCAGGGAATGTATATATATGCGGTTATACTACTTCAAACTCTATTACTATTGGTCCGAATTCATATAATGTCCCCCCTATTGTTAATACTGCTGATACTTCATATATAGCAAAGCTCGATTCTTTAGGTGTGCTGATCTGGTTACGTTGGATAGATGGTGCAGGAAGTGTTATTACTAATAAAATTACTATAGATTCTACAGGCACTAATATATATGTAGTTGGTCAAACTGCACAAACACCTATTTCTATTTATAGTGGTCCAACAACACCAGCAACACCAGCAATTATTGCAACATATACCAACAGTACAATAGGTGGAACTTCAGCAGGATTTTTATTCAAAATTAATAGTTTAGGTGCACCTCAGTGGTTTCTTTTTTTTGATGCACCAAGTACTGTTGAAAATTTGATTTCAGTTGCAGTAAATACAGCTGGCGATATATACGTGTGTTCTGAAGGAACAAGCATAGCAGGTCCAGCTCAACTTCGTATTGTTAATGGATCGGGAGCCTTCACCGCATTATATACAGCACCAGCAACAGTGTCAAATAAAAGTTTTGTAGCAAAAATTAATAGTGCAAGTTCACCGATCTGGGTGGATTGGATAGATGGTGTTAGTTCTAGTTCTAATAATGCAAACGAGATAACTACAGATTCTTCAGGAATTGTCTACATAACAGGGAATACTAATTCAGCAACAGTCACTATTTATAATCAAGTACCGGCATTATTATCTACATATACAAACCCTTTATCAACTGGCATTTCAGCATTTTTATTAGTACTTTCTAGTTTAGGTAGTACTCAAATGTTTCGTTTTTTCTCCGGTGTTAATACTGAAGAAGGTATTTCAGTTTCTACATTTGGAACATACGGTCCACCAAATGTAACCACCGGTCCACTAGGGTTCATGTATATAACGGGAAAGTCTAATTCTCCTACACTTAGTATTGTTAATGGAAATGGTGGAGTAACAATAGCAACATATACAAGCCCTACATCTCCTTTGAATGATGCAGCATTCATAATAAAACTTGATACTTTCTTGGGTATACCTAATACAATTATTGTATCTGGATGGTTACGTTGGATACAAACCGTTACCGGCAGTGATGAACCTGTTGAGATAACTACAGATTCTGCAGGTAATATATATGTTATTGGAACAACTAGTGATTATAATGATCCTCTTGATATTTATGATGGTTCAACAGTACCAACAGTACCGTCAGTTATTGAATCATTCGTACCGTCCGGAGTTGGAACTGGAAACAGTACAGAAACTTTTGCATTAAAATTCAATAGTTCAGGTGATCCTCAATGGATACTTTGGATTGCAGGTGATGGGGGTGATGTCGGAACTGGTATTAATGTAGATTCCAATGACAATATATACATAAGCGGGACAAGCAATAAGCCTACTATTTATTTACGAGGATATGATGATTTTAATACACCCTTCTTGTCAGAAGACTATGTTGCTAATGATAATAGTACTTGGGGATTTCTATTAAAACTACGTCAACAACTTCCTCCTCTTCCGCCTTCTAATCCTATATGTTATGCAAAAGGTACTTTAATAGAGACCGATAGAGGATTACTACCCATTGAAGATATCAAACTTTCTGATAAAGTTAGAACATATGGTCGTATTGCAGAAACAATGTTCAGACCTGTTCATGGTGTTCCTTTCAAAACTCTCACAAGAATAGGAGATACTCGAATTAAAAATAGATTTGCGAAGATCAAATTCATTGGTCACTTTAGTACAAAGGGTATGTATGGAGAAACCGCACCCATTTGTATAACCGCTGGGGCTCTAGGTAATTCTAAACCCGATAGAGATCTTTTTGTATCACCCAATCATTCTATGCTTGTAGGAGATCGTATGATTTTTGCAAAAGATATGGTAAACGATATAAGCATCTATCAGGATATGTCTTTCGAGACCATAGAATACTATCATATTCTGTCCGATGATCACTATATTATTAATGCAAATGGTGCTATGTCTGAAACACTTGGAACAGAAGAACTTGTTCTTTTCGAAACAATGATATATGCTCAATCGAAAGTGTATGAACCTTTAGCATTAGAGAATAAATATCAGTTACAAGATATCGCAACCTAAATAAGACCCCACGCTTGTAACGCCATTTGACATGCATTCTGCTCTGCCTGTTTCTTAGATGTCGCTGTCCCTGTTCCCAAGATTGCACCATCAGGTGTACATACAGCCATCATAAACTCACCCTTCAATGTATCCGATGAAATCATCTTATACACTGGAGTAAAATGATGATTCTGTTGACACTGTTTTTGCATTCTGTCCTTATAATTGTCATCCTCTCTCAACAATCTTGAGAGATCTAAATACGTCTCAATCATGTTTGTGATAAAATTGTAAACAACATTGTAATTGTATCCTGAATCCAACCAAAGAGCTGCTATAAACGCTTCTAGAACATCCCCAAGCTTTTCTAGATTCTGTCTTCCATGTTCAGGCTTCATTTCTTCCACATGTTTTGAAATCACAAAGAACTTATCCAGTCTTAGATTATCTCGTGCAAGCAGCCCTAATGTTCTATTGCGTACTATGAGCTTTCGGGTATTGGTAAGAAAGCCTGGATTCTCTGAAGGGAATCTCTGATGAAGATACGTTGCAACCACAGAACCCAACATAGAATCACCCAAGAACTCCATCTGTTCATACGATTCTGTTTGAAGATCTAGAACACCATACGGACATGGTGCCAACGCTGCAGGTTGACCTGTCAAAGTAGTGTATTCAGATCTACGAACGTATGTTGTATGGATCATAGCCTTCTGAAACAAAGACAGATCGTTTACTTTATAGGATGTGATACCACATGTGCGCAAGATAGAGTGTATATCTTCTGCACATAAGGCTGTATTCTTTGGGTTGTAAGGAGAGTATTCCATTGGTATATGTAAAAATGGGTATGTATGTGTAATCCATTTTTAGTTTATTTTCCAAAGAGCTGTGAAAGCCAAGACATCTTTCTATATGTATATGAGGGCTTTCCATGACCATCGACGCATAATACAAGCTCATATTTATTACCATTGCGATCCTTTATATGACGAGGCATATATCTGATATCAATGTAATCAACATTATTTCCTCTTGATCTGCTAACGATAGTAGGCATTTTCGACTAATATGTACTCTCTTTACAAACATATCAATCCGTTTTCATGCCTAGTGTTCTTTCAAAACCTACAGAAGAACACACAATAGGTGTTGCTGTTAATAGATGCTATGGAGGATTTAGTCTTTCAGAAAAAGCTGTAGAAATATTGCGCACTCGTATGGGCGATCCTAAAATCCAATCATATTCATTTCAATCCTATTACAGTGATGATGACGATGATGGTAGATATTCAAGACGTCATCCTGTTTTGATCGAAGTTATCAACGAACTCGGAGAAGAAGCAGATGGTCCTTTTGCAGAAATAGACGTAGAGTATATCGAAGAAAAATATAAACGCTTCTATTCTATCTCAGAATACGATGGTATGGAAGGTGTTAAGATCAATTATAATAAATTTACAAATCATGAAATTAAACAGATATTGTATTCAGAAGATGACGACTCTACAAAAATTCAGAAGATGAAACAGATCATACAGTAAAAAAGTTTTTTATTCTTTTTTGTTTTTTTATTTTTATTTAGCACACCCAGCAAACCAAATCATATCTATTTTCTTGCATGTCTGGCATATCTGTGATATTTTGAGCGTCGAAACACTCGTTCAACATATTATTAATCTCCTGTCTCTGTGTATTCTGGTACATTCTAATCATCTTCTGAATCTTGTTTGCTGTGAGGTATCTCTTCAAATGGTTAACATTCTCTGTTCTCTTTTCCTTGATCTCCTTTCTCTTTGTCGCAGCCAATCTCTGCTCTCCACCCTTGATTGAGACAATAAGTCCCTCGATCCACTCGATCGCCTCCTTCTGCTCTTCCAGATCCGCGAAGTTCAACCAAGGCTCGTTGATGTAATCTTCGCGATCTGCGAAGAGAGAATTGAGATGATCTATACGCTTTTTGTTTTCTGCATCTGCGCGGATCTTCTCGAGCTTGGTAGCCCACGTGAGCCATAAATCCCAGTTCTCGAAACGCTCCTTCTTCTTTGCCTTCTGCTTGAAGTCATCAAACTCTTGAAGAGTCATGTTGACGACAGCAGTCTCTTCTACACGTCCCCTCTGTCTCTGGATGAACTCCGCATCTTCTGCACGACGCTTCTCGAGACGAGTAGCCCAAGCCAGCCAGTCATTCCAAGAGTCGAACTTCTTAGAGTGTTTGGCTTCCTGCTTAGCCTTCTCAAATTGCTTGAGGGACATCTTGAGGTAAGGTGCGTCTTCACGCGCCTCCTCTTCGAAAATGTAATCACCCCAAGACATGCCTGACTCCAAAGTATTCATAGACAAAGTCATTTTATACGCTGAATGAACCTGTGCTCCCACGGTTCTGGTTTTACGAGTGATAGTCTAATTCTATGAGTACTCATGAATCCGTTTTGGTGAGTAAACATACAAAAACAGCAAAAAAGGTTTCTTCTTTTTTGTTTTTTATTTATTTATTCAACATTGATCGCGATATGATCAAAGCATTCCCTCAACATGTTGTCAATCTCTCTTCTCTCATCTTCAATCTCTTTTTTCATTATAAGTTGATTATGGATCAATGTCCTCATAGTCGCAATATTCAATTGGATCATCCAGTTCAGCAATGCTTCCCAGTAATTCATCTTAATAAACCTGTACTCCTACGGTTCTTGTTTTACGAGTACTATTCCTATTCTATACGTACTCACAAATCCGTTTTGATCAGTATCAAAAGCCGTTTTGGTAAGTGTTATTTAATAATGTATGAATATGAATAAATGAACAATTTAAATGTTATAGTAGACCCTGCAAGTATGAAAGACGCTGTTATTCAGCTAAATGATGAGCTGAACAAGATGTCTCATGCCAAGACTCCTCAGTTAGAGCACACTCTTGCGTACATGAAGAGTCAGGTTGGTGCTCGTCGTAGAAAGCACACCAAAAAATCGAAGAAAGGTGGAAAGAAACACAAGAAGACTCGTAAGCATTAATCGGAATGGTATTCACAATTGATATTATAGTTTTCGCTGCATAGGCATTGTGCGAAATCAGGATTATTACAGCAATATCTACGTCTGTGCCAATCACAAACATTGTAAGCAAAGCAACCACACGGTCCTTCTGCATAATCGCAGAATATGTTTGTAATGATAACAACAGGTTTCAACTTATTGTTATCATTTTGCAATACATTCAACATGAACTCAGTGGGATCATCTTTCTGTTCGTGAAAATGGTAAACTGTATATGCATCATCGAATAAGTATTCTTCTCCTTCGCAATGAAATATTTTGATGTCCATATTGAACGTGTACTCCTACAGTTCTGTGTTTAACGAGTGGTCTTCATTTTCTATACTTACTAACAGATCCATTTTTGTATTTGCAGTGTTGTTTCTGAGAGAATCCTTTCGGTCTCTTACAGTTTATACTTTTCTTGTATTTTGCTGACCATTTGCGTCTTTTAATTTTGAGTGTCTTTGCCATTTTACTATATAAAAGTAAAAAATCTTTTTCTGTACAAATCTAATCTATCTTTTGTTTATTCAACATCTGAGAACCTTCCCTTTCCAGCGTATCCAATCAGAACATCACCGGCTTCCTCTGTAGAACGATAAATCTTACCGGTCTTTTCGCCTCTGAGAAGAGTCTCATCCTCAAACTCGAACTCAAGAAGATCTTCATCCTCCTCTTCTACAGTCTCCTCTTCAACCTCTTCCTTCTCTTGAACGACCTCACCCTTTCCTGTGGAGAAAGCGCGCATGTGTCCTTGAATGGAAGCAGAAGCGAAATCTTCATCCGAAAGACCATCAATATAGGTCTGAAACTCTTTCTTAAGCTCATCTGAAACGATACCTGAGTTCTCTTCT